ACCTTTACCTTAGAAAAATCAATCTTTTCAGACTCAGTTTTTACATTTTTTTCAGGTGCTTCAGAAGCTGTATTATTTACATCATTTTTCTTATTTACATCACCGAGTGACTTCATTGTCGGGATTTCCGAAATTAAACCTACATATCCCTTTGAAAATCTTCATAACCGCTAAAAATCTATGTTATTTAATAGCTTCCGTTACATAAATCTTTATAACTCTTTGCTCACGTTGTTTTGGTTGGTGTCGTTTTTGGTGTCAAGTGGTGTCAGCCACCATACTGTGCATTTAAGTCTGCAAACGCTTGCGTTTTCAAATCTCTCGTAGCATCTGTGTAGATATTCATCGTTGTACTGATGTCTGTATGTCCCATCACATCCTGTATCACTTTGATGTTCACGCCCTTCTCACACATCCTCGTAGCAAATGTATGCCTAAGCGAATGACAACTAAAGTGTGGAAGCATTGCCGGATATTCCTCATCTGGGTTTTCTTCAACAATCTCCAGGTTACAATCCCGAATGATACGGCGAATCGCTTTATTCAGGGTACCCTGATGCTGTACATTTCCAAAACGGTTTACAAATATGAAATCTGTGTATCCATCAACGGTAACGTTACATCGAATCTCCGTTTCCTTTTGATACTGCATTTCCATCTCAAAGGCTTCTTTCACAAAATCCAGCATCGGAATCTTTCGTTTACTCGCAGGGGTCTTTGTGCTGTTAATTGCAAAATATGAACCCTTCTTTTCTCCTGGATTCACGATACGATGAGAATAATACACAAGCGTATGATTGACGTCAATAACTCCGTTCTCCAGATCTATGTCCTGCCATCTAAGACCAGTAATCTCTCCGACTCGAAGCCCAGAACCAATCATGATAGCAAATACTGGATACCAGTGCCGATATATAGGATTCTTTGTTAAATAATCCAAAAATATCTTTTCCTGTTCTGCGGTAAGAGCCGACCTCTTTTCTTCTATAAACTCTCTAGACTTTTTCAGTTCCCTAAGAGCATTGTCAGAAGGATTTGACCGGATATAATTGTCATCAATAGCCATGCCGAATAGCTGATGTACAACTGTATGTATGCTATCGATGGTAGATGCCGCTAAACCTCTTTCATCCGCCAGACTGTTGTAGAATCTTTTCACATCTGACTTTCGAATAGAAGCAATACGTTTCTTACCAAAGCTGTTGGCTACGAATGTATCGTACATATAACAGTAATTTTGGAAAGTAGTATTCTTCAGTCCGCGTTTGATGTCTTTCCATAGCTCATAAATCTGATTCAGTGTAATTGACTGTGCCTCTGCCTTGATTCCATCGGAAATATCTTTTGAAATATCTACTTCCTTTACTCGAAGTTCGTCAAGAGTTCTAGCGTAAACCGCATGACGCTTTCCAACTGCATCCGTCCAACGATAAAAATATCGTCCATCACTCTCTCGGTAACTTTCTCCTTTCCGTAAAACAACACGGTTTTTATCTTTACGCTTCGCCGCCATAGTTTTCTCCTTTCAAACTCTGGTAGAAGCGATATAGATAATCCGTATATAGAATATCATATTGACACCACTTTTACCAGAACTTTTTTAGATCGAATACGCGCCATCGAGATATTCATCGAGTTTCTTTCTCTTTAGCAAGCGCTTATTTCCAACCCAGAGAACAAAAGAACAGTCTTCTTTATCAGAAAGTGTCCTTAATTTATTGATGCCTATACCACTATAGGCGGCAGCTTCTTCAAGCGTAAGATTGCTTTTTTCCCATAAAGGAACTGTATCTCTATACCCCAAAATAATCACTCCTATCTTGCTTATTTTTTCGGATATATAATACCTTTGTGGATTGTAACCTGGATACTGAAAATCAAATGGAGAAAAAATAAGATAAGATGTATTACGTACGTAGAACCCCGGCAGAGCTCGAAGCGCCGTAGTAGCTCGGATCGCCATGGCTGTCGACAAAGGCGAAGTTAGCCGAAGACACGACATCGCGTAGCCAGAACCATGCTCTGTTACAAATAAATCGCGGACATACCTGGAACCAACAAGACCACTACAGGAACAAGAACAGGAAAATATAAATTCTCCCGCTCCCATTCCTGTATCAAGGCATAATCAAAAGCATTTACGCTTTACGATATACGATCTTGCCTTCCATTGTATTACCGGAACTATCCCTTTTTAATTGTCGTATTAGATGGCATAAGTATCACTCCTTCTTATTTAGACTCTTTTTTAACGATTCGGTATTACTTTAAGCCGGATGTCTTGTTGTACTGTGCTGTACTAATTCCAAGAACAACGCCCAGGAACGTATCCAGCGCAGTAATCGTACCAACTACCTGTTCCCCATACGGAAGGCCCCAGATACCAGCCAATGCAAAGTATAAAGTACCCAAAGCCGGAAGCAGATACATTGCAATCCACTTGAGAATGTCATACGTCTTATTACTCATGTTCATGATTGTGTTCCTCCTCATATTTTGATTTATGAATAGGTAATTTGTTTACCTCATTCATCACACGTTTTGCGGAACCATTTCCGCCCATTTTTTCATACGGCTTGTAGAGATATTCGTATAGGTTTTCATACTCGTCAGATGTGATATAACCCCTCTCAATATAAGACATTCCAAGATACATAATCCGGTCATGCCCTAATCCAACAAGCATCTCTGTTTTTACATCCTTTTTCTCAAGCCTTTTTGTTATATAGGCCCACAGTCCAGAGGATGCGAGAACTGAACTGACAACGGTAAGTACAATTTGAAACCATGGTTCCATTAATCTACCTCCTGTGATTTTTCTTGTGGCGACCTATCATATATAACAAGCTTTTTATTAACGACAGTAACCGTTTTGTCAAATAGGTCTTCATAAAGCTGTACCAGGTTCTTTCTCTGCACTTTCGATAAAAGCTTGTAGAAACTTCCCATCCAGCTACGGAACATATTTTCAACATTTTCGTATTCAATCTCTCCGTTTGCTAATTTGGTAGCCAGTTTCTTCAACTTTCTTCTCATAGCAGTAACCCTTTCAGGATTTATGCGTTTAATAATTTTTCCATCCTTTGTAAGCGAATACTTCACTTGCAGGAATTTGTAGGTACTGGAAATCTTAACGATACGGGTCTTCTTCTCATTTATATGGATACCATACTCCTCTGCGATTTTCCGGATATTAGCCAGCAGATCTTCAAGTTCTTCCTTGCTCGGATTTATGATGTACCAGTCATCCATATAACGACCGTAGAATTTCTGACTTCTCACATACTTCACATAATTGTCAATGTGATAAGGATAATAAATTCCAATAACCTGAGAAAGCTGATCCCCGATGTTTACAGATTTCTCCATCCACTTTTCGCCGGTAAGAAGCTCTTTTGGTATTTTCCGATATTCAAGTTTGTTAAATGTATCTTCCATACAGTCCGCATACTCTTCGTCCGTCATGTAAGAAACATCAATCTTAAATCCATCAAATATAAGAGTCAGAAGCCAATCGATAAATTCATCGTCATCAAATAACTTCAATAATTCTTTCTTTGCTATCTCGTGAATAATATTGTCATAGAACTTTGAGAAATCCCCAAATAGAATCCAGCCCTCGTTTCCGTACTGCTTATAATACTTACGAAGGTGTACCTCAAAACGGTTTCGCTGACGGGATATGCCTCTACCTTTGATAGAAGCACAATTATCATAAATGATGCGTTTCTTTACTTCCGGCAAAAGAATCTCATCGCATAAAACATGACGTACGATCCTATCCGGAAGCGGAATACTTGAAATAGGTCTTACTCGGCCTCTTTCAGATAACGAAAATTCAGCCACTGGTCCATTTTGAAGTGTCCGGTTACGAATATCGTCTTGAATGGAAAAGATGTATCTTAAAAAGTTCATCATAAACTTCTGCGTCGATTCTTTCCATTTGCTGTTTTTTACAGAAGCCTTGTAAGCCCTATACAAGTTATTGGCATCGCATACGATTTCTTCATAATCCATAAATATTCACCGTGATAGCAATACTTACCGTAGTAAATTGCGTCCGGCTTTGCTATTTCTCCTTAATGGAACGGATAGCGCCTCCTTCTCTGTTGGTTAATCAGAGAATCCTGGACGAACCCCGTTAGAGTTCGAAGCGTTGTTGTAGTTCGTATTGCCATTGCTGTTGACATTGGCGAAGTTAGCCGAAGACACGACGCAGATTTAGGCGTTACCCTGTAAACGGGATTTGATTTTGTTATCGCGCTGACGCCACTTTTTTATCAAACCGATTTCTCGGTCGATAGCTTTGACATATCGACTGTAGAGATTGATATCTACATCAAATATCTCTACAACTCTCTGGAGTTCGTTAATAAGCTGCTCGCAGTTTACTATGGCGGTATTCTGATAATCCCTTCGTTGTTCATACTCATGCAACGTAGTCGGATATATGGAATTTGCAGCCCGAACATTACCGGTCAGCATAGAAGCCAGCTGATCAATCCGGTCTTTAGAATGCTGCATAAGATACCTATACTTTGAAAAATCCTCTGTATCTTCCTTTCCATAGGCATATCGCATACGGACAAAATAATCAAGGTCTTTCACTCCGAAACTACGCTGCATAAGCTCAATTAGCATATTGTGCAATTCAACAGAATAGGTAATCGCTTCAAATTTTGATTCTGTACGGTCACTCAGAAGAACGCTCACTTTTATTCCTGCTCAGTCCAGCCGCTGACCCCTGGTTCCCACACGTTGGCATCTGCATCCGAAATATACTTCTTTCCATTATGTGTTACCTTATCACCTTTCGCATAGGCATCATGAGAGCCAGTCGGCTGAACCCACTCTGGCCATTCAACTGTGGGATCATCAACCCTTACCCATAAGGATGAGGCTACAGCCGGTGTCCATGATTCCTGAGAAGTATGGTCCTGCAAACACTTGTAAAGTTGGGAGCCGTATTTCACACGATCCCCAGTCTTATAGACAACGGAACTTGCAGACCACGCCGGGAAGATAGCAACAACAGTCAAAGCCTCTTCATCCGACAGGGTTTTTACAGCCATAATGGAAACGCCCTCCATGAAAGTTTTCTGCAAGAGCTCTTCTTCTGAAATATCCCGAAGTACAAACCAATAATCGCCGGATTCCGACTCAGTTACCTGAACCAGTTCCATATGTGAATGAATTTCCTCATCAGTGCCATCACTGATAACCACCGGCGAACAGTTCCCCGAAAAAATTTCAGGATCGATCATAGTCCTTGCAATAAAATTATTTCCATTGAGTTTCAGATTCTCAATAGAAGTACCATCAGCAAGAACAATTTTATAAGTCTTATCATCCATGACTTAAAACTCCTTTCCAAAAAAATAATGGGGCACACGGCCCCTGGATTTATTAACCAATAGGGAAGACTGGACGAACCCCGCCAGAGAACGAAGCGTTGCAGTAGTCCGTATTGCCATAGCCGTTGACATAGGCGAAGTAAGCCGAAGACACGACATCGCGTAGCCAGAACCATGCTCTGTTACAAATAAATCGCGGACATACCTGGAACAGCGCCAGCTGAGTCTTGCTGATCGTATAAATAGAAGGAACCATTGAGCCATCCGATGTCGGTGAGAAATGAAGATGTCCATACATCATACACTCATTCGGAAGTTCCACATTGGAATCATACCATGCTCCACCAGAAGGCTTTCCGTTAGAAACAGCATTAGCCAGATATTCTCTATGGGTAAGAACCGCGTTACCAAATGCGGAATTAATCATGGTTTTAGCGTTTGCCAAATTACTTGTATACATCGCAGAGCCAACGTAGGCACCAGTCGTAACATTCGATGTGTTCATCTGCGCATTGTACAAATTTGTATCCGGCATAATTACCAGATGATGCTTCGTAAACGCCGTATCACCACAATTGTACCAATAATCAAAGTCCACGATTCTCCACGTAATGTTATTAATTACCCAGTAATCTCCCAACCACAGATCTTTGAAAGTGCCATCCTGAATATGCGCTTTCTGCTCCGTGGTAAGGCTAGTTCCCAGATTTTTCCCCCTAAAAATCATACGATGCATAGCGGAATTTGCAAGATTCATCACCGCAAATGGCATATCACTTGCCGGAACCTTTTTAGTCCCATCCGGGCCATCGATTACAAAAAAATAGGAACTAAGAAGTTCCTCGATCGAAGGGTATTCTGTAATTTTCATAATTTCTATTAGCTCCTTTCTTAAGCTATTTTGTACACGATCTTTCCTTCCATTGTCGTTCCATAGCTGTCTTCAATGGCATTTCCATCAGAAGCATCCAAACTCTGATAAATGCAGTATTCTTTTGCCAGTGTTCCAAATTTCTGCTGCAACTCCAGAATTTGCTGTGCCAGATTGCTGGCTGTGTCGCCATCCAGTATCGTCTGTAAATTTCCAAACCAAGTATTGAACTCCAGCTGTTTATCTCCCATCCACTGAGTCATCTGATTGTTGCCTTCTTGTGTCTGGGAAGCAAACCATTGCGCCCATTGATCCTGCCACTGAGCAACGATATTATCGATACCTAGAACTTGCAAAATACCGGTTATGTACGGGCAGCTTCCAGTACCAATCATACTTGTGATATCCGCCTGAACAATCCCGCTGGCACCAGCTTTCCGATAAATATAAGCCAAGGGATACTGATGGACGTCCATCGTACTTACCATAGTCGGTCGTTGAGGAATGCTCGATGGCGTACCCTTGACAATCTTGATGCTTCCAGCTCGAACCGAATCGCTGTGATCAATCTCAATCACAACAGCATCATACCGGTCAAGAAGGACTTCGGACGCATCCGCAGTAATCGGCAAAACAGCATCGTTCAGTAGCCACGTACTGTTAAACCACGCACGTCCGCTTCCAATGGTAATGGCGTTTCCGACGTCGGCTCTAACACCAAAAGCTGTACCGATATTTGCAAAAATGCCATCATTGATAATACCATCAAAAATCGATGACATCTGCTCTGCGTTATAGCGTCGGTCGCCATTGAGCGAATTAAAAAAACCGCTTGTTACGCTCATATCCTTACTCTCCTTCCTCTGTTATTGTTTTGAATGTTGGATATACGGATGTTCCCTCCTCGTTCTCAGATGTAACGATTTCAAGAATACGAGCCTTTGTCTCGTGTCCATACTCATTTGCAATCTGGACAACATCCCCATTGAAGAAATCCTCTCCATACTTAAACATAATGGTTGTTTCCACCTGTCCTTCAAAAGAAGTCACATCCGTATTCTCAGCCAACTTTTCTTTTCCCCTTTGCTGCAACTGTGCAGTATATTCTGCATTTGACAGAACTACGCCATCTCCAACATCTGAAGAAATATCTCTGGCATCGGTGAATAGTTCCCGACGATTCAGACCACTTCCACTACCAACCGTGGTATATTTTCTAGCAGAACCCTCTCCTTCACCACCAACCAGCGTAATGTTCTTCAAAGAAGCCTTTGACTCCATATAATTACTGTTAATAATGTTCTCAAAATTGGGAGAAAACACAACATATGGAACAACAGTCTGATCATAGGATCTATCAGTACCGGCATAAAGTTTAAAGACGAACTGCTTGTTGTCATTAAGTGTTATCTTGAATCCGATATTTCGTTCTTCACAGATTTTCTGAATCACATCATAAAGATTATCACCGGTGTACTGTGCTTCAATAGTTAGGGAAGTAATCGCTAGATCTGTGGAAGCTTCAAATATGAAGTTACTGATTTTCCGATTACTGTCGGAAGGCGAAATAATGCACTCGTTAAGCAATGTTTTTATTGCATTTTGAAGATTTCCGTTCAGAGTTTTCTGTCCCCAGATAATCCGACGATCCAAAATGGATTCGAGAGACCGTCCTGTTATGGTAATGTGATTTCCGTCTTCCACATCGGAACTGATAAGCAGCTTTTCAATAATCATCACATGTTCTGAATCCCTGCTCTGGAGATAATAATCCTGCTTGATAAAATCTAGGATTCCTTTCCGCATTGCCGCATATAACTCAAAGTCACCATACTTGTAATAGCGATCCGTCCAGATAAAGGATTCATAAGTATCCACGATGGAAACAGCGTCCAGATTTGTATTTAAAACCGTCAAATCCATACTTATACCCCCTCGTAGATAATTCGATTCTCAATCTTGAACTGAAGATTACTGCTTCCGGATTCCGCTGTGTACGCAAAAATGTTGTCACCCTTCGCAAGCTGAAACCAATCAGCATTTTTCTCAAGGCAATTCAAGATATTGGTAGTTTTTCCAGCTCTCTGAAGACTGATTGATTTACTTCCCTTTACAGTACAAATCACAATGTCGTCTCCGGCTATGATTCCCGAACCAGTAAATGCCGCCAGCTTATCCGTATCAATTCGCATGATTTCACGGGTTCCGGTATTGTAAATGGCTATATTGCTCGCTTCCCCAACGGCATGAATGGTAATTGTTACACCAATCTCAGCATCGCCATCATAGGTAATTACTTTTTCTGTCTGATTTTGAATTAGGCCCATTTCAAGTAAACATTCACTCAATGATTCGTTACTGAATGGAAACTCAAACAGCGGCTCTATTCCATAGAAGATTGTCGTGTTCTTCCCATTTTCTCCGGCTGAATAGAAAAAAGGATTCGGACAAATGATAGAAATATCCGAACCCTCTTCCTTGCTAAAAATATTGGGATCATTTGCTTCCACATAACCGTCAATTTCCGCTAACCGGTTATCTGTTTCAATAAGCAAACGCAACCTCTTTTTTATAGGAAAGAACTTATATGATTTCTGACGTACATCCTCAATTGAATCTTTCCACAAAAATCCGAGCGTAATAACAATATTACGAGTCGGAAGCCTGGATGAGTTATATAATCCTCCGTCATTTGTAGAAACTTCGGTCGTATTGATATTTGCTGATCCAGGACCTAGACCCGTTACAGACTTGACAACGAAGCCAGATTCCTCCGGCCTCGCCAATTCAAGCTTTATACTATCGCCAAGATAGTTTGTCACAGTGATTGATTTAATCATGCTTCTACCATCCTTTCCATCGCCGAGAACTGATTCTTCGTCTGCCGATAAATCTCAACTCTCGACAGTGCTTTAGGCGAATAGTTATTTTGTGTGAAATTGAAAGTGCTTCCGTTCTTTGCAGAACCGTCTTCATTTTGAATGTCGTACTCATCCGGCTGGCTCATTCTCGAACTGATAGACATTGCCTGCGATCTACTCAGTAAAGCGTTCAGTCTACTCGCTCCAACTTCGACATTACTAAGGTCAAGAACGGGTCTGATTGTAGGTTCTGCATCAATTCCATCTGCAATAAAATCTGCAATCTTCGATATTGTGTTACTAAGCCCGGTTTTTGCAGCTTCTGCAATGCCAGAACCAGCGTCATAGGATTTATCCTTATAACTTCCGATAGCATTTACAAATGCAACACCGAAATAATCACCAATTCGATAGCCAACCTTAGATGGTGAATGCTCATCCAATTCTCTTGCCGCAGCCTCCGCAGCCGCTTTTGCCATAGCTTTAGATCTTGCCGCTGCTTTATAATCGTTATCGCTAATACCCTTACAGAAACCATCTACCAGATAAGAACCAGCATCATAAAATTTACTGTAATAATCTTTGATGGCTGATACAGCACCACCGAGACTTGAAGTAAAAGCGTTTTTCGTATCTGAATCCTTTGTTCGTACACCGGCGATGAACTTGATCATACACTGCTGTCCTACACTCTGAAATTCCGAATACTTATTCCGAATTGCTTTCAAACATCCACTCACAATATTCGTAAACGTACTTCTCGAATTGGTATCCTGACTTCGTACACCGGCGATGAACTTGATCATCAAGGTATTTCCTGCTATTGTAAACAACGGTTGTTTGTTATTGATAGCAGTAAGGACTGCTTGAACAAGTGTAGTAAACGTTGTTGTGAGCGAAGTCTTCTTGGCATTCGCTGCATTTATAAAGGTGTTCAACATTGCTGTCGCAGCCGCAGTCACTCTGGCATTTGCATTATTAAACGCATTTATGAAACCATCAATTCCCGCCTGTCCCAAGGAAGTCAAAGAAGAACTGAATCCACTCATTCCGCTGGTATCCAATTCAGCCATTCCTTTCGCCATATCAACCAATCTATTGGTCTGGGTGATGACACTTGATAACTGACCGGTATCAACTCCGCTGATATAGTTATAGAAAGAACCGAAATAGGAACCAAACGATGCCATATCGCTACCAAAGCTCGAAAGAGTCATATCATCGGAGAACCATCCGCCTTCCTTTGGTAAACTTTTCTGAAGCTCAACGATAGAAGTCGCAGCATTTGTCGTGGCGGTCACAATACCAGCGTCTACATTCTTCATATAATCCGAATACTGTGAGAAATTCTCTCCAAACGATACAAGGCTTTCACCAAACGCACCGATATCATTGTCTCCGGTAAACCAGCTCACAAGACCGCCGGTATTTGGAAGTGTATTGGCCAGTTCAACAATTGCTTTACCTGCGGTTGCAGAATTTGTAACGGCTTCCACGTCAATACCAGATATAGCGTCAGAATATGCTTTCATGGCTTCACCGAACGGTACAAGCTGAGCTCCGAACGTATCCATGTCATTCTCACCGGTAAAGAATCCAACAACACCACCGCTGTTCGGAACAGTATTTGCTAATTCCACTAATGCCTTACCGGCTGTCGCCGATTCAATAACAACATCTGCTTTCAGCCCAGTCACAGCATCAGAGAAATTCTTCATGGCTTCACCAAACGGGACTAACTGCTCCCCAAAGGTATCCATGTCATTCTCACCAGTGAAAAATCCGACAACGCCTCCAGTATTTGGAATGGTCGCGGCCATTTCAGCCATAGCCTTACCAGCAATTGACGCATTTGTTACAGCATCGGCATCGAGACCTTGTACTGCAACAGAAAACGCCATCATTGCCTCTCCAAACGGAACAAGCTGTTCGCCAAATTCAGACATATCGTTCTCACCGGCAAAGAATCCGACAACACCGCCACTGTTTGGAAGAGTTGCCGACATTTCAGCTAATGTCTTTCCGGCTGTTGCAGCATTGGCAACTACATTCGCATCCATCCCGGCAATCGCTACAGAGAAATCTTTCATAGCATTGCCAAATGGTACAAGCTCGGTTGCGAATTCGGACAGGGACGAACCACCTGTAATCCATGACGTTAATCCCTGTAAAACATCTGCCGCCGTCAAAATCAGAATTGTTTCAGCAAGTGCCTTCACTCCATCCATCATAGACGCATCAATCTGACTTGCACCCTCAATAAACGGCTGAACATTCATCATAAACGCTGACAAATCTGCTCCGATTTGCGGGAATTGGCTAGAAACACCGCTCATAAATCCACCGACAATACCACCAACGAATTGTCCAATAGCAGTTCCGATTCCCTCCAGAAGTTTTCCACCTTCCCCGATAAGCCAAGAAAGCCCCGGAATCTGTGCTAATGCACCAACAGCGGCTAACACCAGAGCAAGCTCTGCGATCACTGCCCCCATTCCAAGAACCCCAACCATGGCTCCTGGCACAAACGATGCGACTGCTCCAAGTGCAACCATAATAGCGGAAAGTAATCCGATACCCACGATTCCTTTCAAAAGCACATCGACATCAATTCCGCTCAGCGCGTCAACAATTCCAGAGAAGAACGCCATCAGGACGTCAATTGCCGCCTGAATCAACGCAGGTAAATTACTTGCGATCCCCTCCAGAACTCCGATAAGGAACTTAAAAACAGAATCAACAATCTGAGGCGTATATTTTACAAGTGCCTCCAGAACGCCGACAATAATCTGTAAAGCTCCGTCAGCCAATTCCGGTACACACTCGACCAAAACATCTACGCATGAAAGAATCACCGCTTTGATTGCTTCACCGATGGCCGGCGCTCCTGCCGCAATTACCTTACAAAAAGCAATAATTCCCTCGCCGATTTTCTCAATAACTGCTGGAATAAGTCCGGCGATGCCTGCAATAATGACTGTCAGGGAAGCGACAATCGCAGTCGCGCCTGCTGTTCCTGCCGCTGCCAATGCCGTAAAACCAACCGCAAGGGAAGACAAGCCTGTACCAGCAGCCAGAAGACCGGCGCCAATCGCCAGAACTCCGACCCCAATTAAACTGAAGGCTCCAGCCAATCCCAAAATGGTTGGAACAAGAGGTGTAAGAACCGCTCCAGCTACACCAATAACGGTAAATGCCCCGGCTATAGTCACAAGTCCTTTGGCAATAGATACCCAACTCATAGCTCCCAGAACACTGAGAATCGGGGTCAGAATCGCCAGTGCCGTGGCCGCTACAACCATAGCCGCAGAGCCAGACAAGGTTCCCTTCATAACATTCAGACCGATTGCTAATTCAGTCAAAGCCCCACCCATAACAGTCAAGCCCTTACCGATCTGCTCCCACGAAAAGTTTCCAAGTTTACTCATCACGTCGGTCATGATTTCGAGAGCGGCCGCTACAACGACAAGCCCTGTACCGATACCGACCATATTTTTAGGCATCAGCTTTGTAGCAACGGCAACTTCCAAGAGTGCTCCGCCCATCGCACTTAAACCTTTTCCAATCTGCTCCCAGTTCATAGCGCCAAAGTCGGCTACCGCAGAGGCAAATATCTTCATCGCCGCCCCGATTGCAGCCAACGCCACACCTGTAGAAACAACATGTTTTGCTTTTCCTGTCAGATTGGTAAATATTGTAATCTCTGTAAGCAACACTCCAACGCTTGCAAGACCTTTCCCAATCTCAGTCCACGACATCGCACCAAAATCCTTACATGCTGATGCCAATATTTTCATGGACGCTGCCAGAATCACAATACCTGTAGCTGTTGTAATCGCTTTTCCGCTAAACTTCGCGATTCTCAGAAATACAGCGACTTCCGCAAGCAATACGCCTACCCCCGTCAATCCCTTGCCGAGCTCAGACCAATTTAAACTCGATAGGTCTTTACAAACTGACGCCAAAATCTTAATCGCGGCGGAAAATATAACAAGACTCGTAGCACCCTTAACCAACTGCCCGCTTCCACTGGACATAATCTTTGCCGAAGCAACCACAATAGCCGATAAACCAGCAATACCAACGAGTCCTTTAGCGATTCCTTCCCAATCAAGGTCGGAAATCTTTTTCATCGCCCCGGCAAGAATCGCAACAGCCGCTGCCATAGCAATCATGGCGGTACAGGCCTTTGTTACTTTTCCTGTAGAACCACTGATTTTATTAAAAATCGCCATCGAACCAAGCAAATTGGCGAACAAGACAGTGATTGCTCCAAGCGAAGCAGACAGTTTCTTGCTGTCAATCAAAGAGATTGCCACAATAGCTGCCGCCAAAATAGCGATCGCGGAAGCAATTTTGAGAAGGGTTCCAGCTTTTAATTGAGTCTGATATGCTTCGAAACATCCACGTACTCCATCCAATATGCCGGTAACACCATCAAGAATTCCCTGTAACCCTTCAAGTGGTTCAGACACGCTCTTTAAGAATTTAGAAATGGCTACAGCAATACCGCCCACGGCAACACCATTCGACAAATCAAGAAGTCCGCTGAAGTCAGCATTTCCAAGCTTATCAACCAATGCACCAGCCAAATCGCCCATCGCTTCCGCAATGCCGCCGACAATCGCCTTAACCGCATTCCAAAGCGCCTGTAATACTTCAAGAAATTTGCATTTCTCAAGAGCTTCTCCAATCAGTTCAAAGGCAACTACAACTCCACTTTTCATTTTCCCAGCGGATTCTGCAACTTGCGACATCCTCGTTTGAACTCTTTCGAGGAAAGAATGAAAAATTTCAAATCCCGGAAAATCAAATTTCTGACTGATAAACTCTCCGAAATCTTTTGCTGCTTGTCCGATAGTTTTAAGAATATTGGATGCAACAGTAACGCTGGTCTTGATAAAATTAACGATCTTCTGAATGGCTGTATGAAAAAGATCTGTCTTTTTAATCGTATCGTCCAGTTTTACAAGGTACTCACCAAAACTTCCGGTCAGACTTAAAATTCCGTTTCCAGCTGGAAGAAAGAATCCTATTAAATCGGCAATGCCACCAGCTACAGCTTTAAATGCTTGCGCTACAATATCGAGAACAGCAAAGACTCCTTTAAATGTGTTCTTTAGATTCTTACTGGTTTCTTCCCCTATTTTGAGTTTTGCAGTCAGATCGCGAACCTTTTCTGTAATGTCCGCCAATTGCTTTCCTGTCATTGGAGGAAAGATTTCTCTGAATGCTTCTTTAATAGGAGTTAGTACACTAAGTAATCCTTCAAACACATTTCGTGCGGCGTCAATCATCGCTGTCCTGCCGCCCAGGTCTTTCCATTCCTGTAGCATTGCGTTTCTTGCATCCGAAGACGCATTAATAAGGCCACTGAATGTATCACTTACCTCTGTAAGTAATTCTTTTGCTTCCTCAAAGTCGCCGACAATAATTTCCCAACTCTGAGTCCAGCCCGATTGAGCAGCTTCCTTTAACGTATCAAACAGCTGCGTAAAGGTCTTAACCTTCGTTGCCGCATCGTTAGCTGTCTGCCCCATCTTAATAATGGACTGAATTTGCTCTTCGGTATAACCCATTGTACGAAGCTGATCTTCGTTAAGATCTCCAGTAAATTTTGCGAGCGTCTCTGTCAGGATATCGGAAGTAAGCCATCCTTTGCTCAATGTCTCACGGAAAGAACCTTCATCTTCAATCATCTGATCAATGGCGATACCATGAACACGGGCTGTCTCCTTCAGAGCGTCCTGAAATACCTGACCACCCATGCCAGCGTTTACAACCGAGTTCCAATCCTGAAGTTTCACGGTTCCTGCCGCTAATGCCTGAGATAACTGATACATTGCGGTACTTGCCTGCTGAGAAGTTGAACCGGACACAGCCGCCAGGTTTGCAATACCTTTAATCGCAGATACTGAAGTATCCAAATCTACACCTGCCGCAGTAAAAGTACCAATATTACGGGTCATTTCCGTAAAATTGTAGATAGTCATATCTGCATAATGGTTTAGCTCGTCAAGCGCTTTATTAACCTGATCCAGAGTCGTACCTTTAGACGAAGTGTTTGCTAAAATTGTCTGTACCGCATTTATCTGCGTTTCGTACTCCTGAAAACCCGTTTTAATCGGATCAATTGTCAACGCGGAAATAATATTCTTTCCTGCTGCAAGAGCAGAATTCGTGATGTTCTGTAGCGCAGTAAGAGCCATAACTTCCAATGCAGAAAATCGGACCCTTACCGTTTCAACCGCATTGCTGAGCGGCGTCATATTACAACTCTTAGCGGCGGAATTTACATCTTCTAAGCCTTTTGCGGCGCCGGTCAGATTCAAACTCTGTTTCAGTTTGTCCAAGGTTGATAAACTTGTCTGAACATTTTGCTCAAACTGTTTGTTATCAAACCGCATCTCAACGACTCTTTCGTCAATCGTTGTGCTCATAGCTTAGTGACCTCCTTCCACGCTTCATCTGCAATTTTGTCAAAAATAGGCTGGATAGCAGGATTGATGTAATCTCGCCCCTGTACCCAGCCGCCGTTTCGAGTTCCATGACCATACTGCAAAATAATAGCGATTGGAACTCCATTTTGAATATTTGAGTTGTTAAAAGTAATCGTAGCCGACCCATTCCTGTTTACGATTTCGTAATACCATGAACTTGCCGTCTGTCCGGTGTCTACCGGAGTCGCAGACGCAAGGGCGGCTACTCCCTCTCGACCATACTTATCGAGATCGCCAATACGGACGACCTCTTTTGCTTTCTCCAAAAAGCTTGTAACTTTGGAAAAGTCGCCCTTTTGTCTGAAACTTATCATTGCCTACTCCTTTACTTATTCAGATAAATGCTGGAGCTAAAGCCAGTATACTGAACTCCATCCATCGTGAACTGAATGTAAAGCCACTTCGTTCCGTTGTAAGCGGTATAATACCCGTAGCATTTAACCGTCGTACCTTTCGGAATAATACACAGGGCTTTTTTGTTCGTACCAGCATCATTACGACAGTAAAGACCGTCGTTTGCCGTAACTGTATAGGTACCGGCCAGATTCTTATCAAAGCTCTTTGCATAAGCGGTTGCCGTAACTTTCTTAGAACTAGGCTGAGTCTGATCCTGAACTGGCGTACTCGGTTTTACCACTGAACCATTCAGAATTTCATTAACTCTGGCCTGAACTTCGCTGTAATTATAGCCGGCTGCCTTCAACGCTTTCTTTCGCGCATCTCCATTTCCCCAAATGCCAGTAATAACTTCATGCGCCACAGTATCAACACTCTTATTTGATGTCTGCGCCGGTGGAGTTACTGTTCCCTCGTCATACTTCGGCGTAATGAAGCCGCGAATATAACGACCATTGATAGAAATCGTACGACGTTTCACAACATTGCTGTAATTTCCTTCGATGACAACAATGTAGCCACCGGATACATATTCAACAACACCAATATGATCTGGATTTCCAATATTATCACCAACACCAGAATCATCCCAATCGTATAGAACAGCATCGCCTGGAGAAGGAATATATGCATCATCTTCGACCCAACATCCCATCTTCTTTGCTGCTTCGATAATGTAAAAGCAGCTAATTTCAATCGGCATAATTGCCGTATATCCAAGCTTTACCGCTAATGCAGACCATGTTGCCGCGCACCACGCCCAGCTATAAAGCATTTTGGTCCCACGGGGAAACGTGCCGGTATAAGAATTGTAAATATCAATGATTTCTTTATAAGAACCATCCGCTTCGTTCTTACCGACCCACGACTTTGCCAGATCTACAACCGCCTGTCTCGAATAATTCACAACTGTTTCCTCCTCATTCTCGTTAGAATTAACAAACCGGTAATCCATATCAACATTTCCGTTGATACCGTCAACAGACCCTTTACTGGTATATTGATGATAATCACATGGATAATCTGCTTCACCAGACCAATCCGCCAGCCAAAAGACATATTTGCTCAACAAATCGTGATCAAACATATTCTTGTAATAATCGATATTGGAATAAATACCGGCTTTATATCCTTTACTTGTTACACACTCGCAGAACGCTTTTGCATGTGCGTTACACTCTGTCTTACCAAGCGTTACTCCATCGGCTTTCGCTTTCTTGATTGTGTCGTATTCAAAGTCAAAGAAAATAATAACGTCTTTTCCAAGGCCCGAACTCTCTACCTGTGAAATACAAAAAGCTGCCTCCTGCTTTGCCTGCTCCACATTGAGCGCATAGCTGAAATGATAAACACCACGAATGGGAATCCCTAAAGCTTTCGCTTTCGCCACGTTCTTATGGAATTTGTCATCTACAGCCTGACGATAACTGGAACGCAAAATCAAAAACTGTATTCCAGCAGATTTCACCTTGTCAAAATCAACATTTCCCTGCCAGGTGGAAATATCGATTCCGCGTTCTTTCGCCATTCTTTTCACCCTTTCGTGTTAAATCTCTTTTTATTTGCTGCATTAATAGCCGCATGACGTCTCATAATCTCTTTCATACTTCTCTTTTTTGGAGGACGATTTTTAATATCGCATACCCGAATCAAAGTAAGCAGGCGATTCAAATGCCATTTCTGACATTCAAACGGAATATTCAAAGCAATCATCCAATAGTAAATCAGTTCCGCCGTAACCTGTTCTCGATTTGGTTTTCCATTTGGTTTTCCATTTGTTTCATCGTGAATCGTAGTAGCAGTCATCGGAGCATCAATATAATCATTAATTTCTTTGATATTTCCATTTGTGATATACTGATAGACATCTGGACTCACATTCTGCGTGAGCGTCATGCATTTTATATAGTCAACGGTTTCTTCGTAAGTTTTCTCTTTTTTGGTAAGGAATGGTTTGCACCATCTGGATTCCCATTTTGAAAGAGAGACGAGAGAATGCTCCAGCTGCAACGTCTGCTCTTTCGTTTGGATGAACTCCTGATTTTGCTCATCCCATAATTCAGCAAAAGGAATTGTAATCCGAAGCATCTCTCATTTTCTCCTTTAATTCTGGGCTGCGGCCGGAACAATAGTCTGCGTCTGGGAATTGTTAATGGACATAACCGCATTCACAAAATCTGCCGCCGCCTTGTCATTTGTAACCAGCTCTTCGAACAAGACCTCATATGCCGGCGTTTCAATAAATGATCTGGAAATCTCCTCGGATTTCATAAAGCGACGACCATCCTCGCTCTTCTCGCCATAAGCCTTAGAAATCAATTCCTCGAAGAATTCCATAATCTGACCACCATCAAGATTAGCGGCGATGCTTCTCAACTGGACGTCATACCCACCCTTAACACTTGTCTGCATCTTGAGAATTTCCGGCTTTGACAGGTTGAAATAGAAATCTTCTGTTCTTTTGATTCCGTTAAGATCGGTATAGGTAATAGATTTTTTAAGCATGATAAATTTTCTCCTTTCAAATAAAAAGGAGCCGCCAGCCTTACTGAATACGACTCCCGCAATTATTAAATGTATTAACGCAATTAACCAGCTGCCTGCGTGTTCTGGAAAAGTTCAATGATCTCATCTGGCATCGGCAAACGTGCCTCTACACCATCGTTGGCTTCAGAACTTGTTGCATCCTTGCCATACAGAATCTCCTCCAGCTTAGCCATAAACTCCGCGCTGAATTTCGTAGAATCGAAATACAGATGAGAAGTGGGCTTAAGCTTCTTACCATCGATAAGCTTATTAATCGAAACAGGAGTGGTACTTACTTCCCAGGACAGGGTTGCCGGTTCCGGACTATCGTTTACAGTGCTATAGCCTTTCTCCGAAGGTGCTGCCAGACAGCCATAAACCAGATGAATCCTGTAACCGTAATCATTACCGTCGGTATCATTACCCAGAATCGTTCTGTAGGAAAAGCCGAAAGTCTTCCTGGACTGCTGACCAGCATACATACCAGGCATGATTTCAACAGAGCCATCACACTCTGCAAATTCATCGGGACTGGTATAAGCCTCAATACTTGCGCCAAATTCCTCTGCGGACATCAGGTTAAGATACTTAATGTTGTCGGCATAGACAGGCGAAGCTTCCGCACCGGATGGACTCTCATTTACCGCACTCAAACCATTCCACGGGACGCCTTTGCTGTAAGCACCGGACTGAAGCAGGTAGAGAACGCCGTGGTCCACACCAGTTTCATAATAACGTTCTCCAAGTTTATCCCAAACAAGTTTACTCATAAAAGTGTTCCTCCTTAAAAATATAGTTCAAAGACATCATGATTCAGATTATCTTTCTCGTAATGACGATTGAAGCGACACATCGGCAATAGACAAACTTTATCCACAATCCGGCTATCCGGATCTTCGTCAATGACTGTCACCGCATATCTTCTTGGAGACAAATAAACCCCGTTATTTGCGTAAACGTTCCCGATATCATCAAGACCGTACACAATAGCGGGGTAATTCATCTGAACCGATTCTGGGGGTTGAAAATAGACGTTTCTTGTTCCAAGAATTTCACAGAGGACTTCATGAAGTTGAAGTCTTCGAATTTCCATTGTAAACACCCCCTATTGTCAATATCAATCGCGGGTGCAAAACTTCAACTTTCGAAATCTTCCATTTCGCACCCATAAACTCAACGTATCGCATCGAATGAAAATTCTGATAGGCAAACGGATCGGCTACAATACTAATCTCATTCGCAACATTGATGTCGTCATTGAGTTTGTCCGCGGACTGAAGCTGTCGCGTGTTTCTGGTTAAGTCCCCGTAATAACTACGTTCCGTAACCTGTTCTTTCCACACCCCAGGCTTCGTCTCGGTCAGAACAACATAACCGATCACGCCATAAAATTTTGCCATTTTGAATTTTCTCCTTCGATTTAATCGGTCGTAATTCCGCTACCGCCAGATGCAGGTGTAACGTCCTCCTCGATAACGATAGCAGATTTGATTCTGGTAAGCTGACCGGACTTACGAGTCTCCAGCAGGGACTGAAGCTGGTTGAACTTAATATCGAAATCAGTGAAATGAGTTACATCGCCGCCTTTGGACGCACCATAACCGTAGTCAGCCATGTTTACGCAAATAGCATGAAGCTTATGCTTCTTACCAGCAGAATCAGTACGAACCTTGTCCTCGAACTGAGCAACCTCGTAAATGTTAGCAACGCCAAGCGCGGCAGCCAGTTCAGTATCGGTTTCGTAAATACGACGACCATTGCGATCTCTTGCGAGAATCATAGTATTGTGCATATCGGTAGTAATAAACAGATCCGGCTTACCAGTACCACGGAAGTCCTTACGCGCTTTGCGCAGAGCCGTGATCATAGCCTCTGCATAGACAAAGCTCTCGCCGAAATAATCCGCAGTATTGTTACCCTGAAGTTCCTTTGCTATAGCATCGAAATCGATATCCTTGTGAATGGTGTACAGCTCATCGTCAAGCCAAATAGGACGAATGTGTTCAGGGAAAATCTTCTCAGGATCACTGTCCGGACGGTCATCACCCAACATAGTAGCAACTGCCAAAGTCTCTTTCAGAGAAATCTGGTCAATTCCATACTGGAACTGTACATAATCGAAATCTTCGATATCCACTACGTCATCGCGATGCAACTCAGAAGTAACATACACGGTCTGAGGATCGGTAGTACGTCTTACCAGGCTATAGTTGCCAGTAATCTTCTTCTCATTGCCCTTCTTGTAACCCTTAGCAGACAGAGCGTCAATGTTTCGAATATCTACATGGGAAGTACGAACGCGACCATGGGGAATCTTCTGGGTTTTAGCCATGATAGCATCAACCCATCCCATGTCATTAGTAATAAGCTCCGGTGTGCGGCTGGGATGAGCCTCAACATATTCCGGGAAAAGCGTCGCAACATTACCAGTGCCGGTCTGGGCAAAGCCGCTAATAGCATCATGCTGAAGATTGTTTTCTTCCATATAGATTTTCATAGCAGTCTTAAAAGACCCAACTCCGCTGGACTTAGCCAATTTCAAGATCTCGGCCTGAGCCTCATGAGAAAGGATATTTTTATCGTTCTTCTGCTCGGTGTCAAATACATTATGTTTCATAGTTTCGTTTCCTCCTTTAGAATCGTCATCGTTGTTATCATCGGACTCTCCATTTTCGCCAAGAGCCTGAGCGATCAATGCATAGGCTGCTGTCTTCTGTTTTTCAGTCATAGAATTAAAAACATCCTCGACCGTTTCCTCTTTTCCCTCATCTGGATTCTCGTCCGTTTTCTCATCTTTGGAATCATCTTTGGAATCATCCTTAGAATCATCGTTATCATCGGCAGAATGATAAATCATGATGTTCTCATCGTATCCAATGATAAGCTTATCTTCGGTATCCTCCCCATGAGTCATAATCGTGTCGATAAAAGCTCCGGGATTGGCACCGGCGAGAACCAGACTCAGTTCATAAATAATTCCGTGTACCACATTCGCCCCGGCCTGTTTTAACTGACCGGCACAAATAGACAGAGAGCGTACATCGCCATGCCGCAACACTTCCTTTGCGGCTTTTGCTGACTCTCCCTCATTGAAACTGCAATATGCGTATACACCCTCTTCTCTGTTTTCCAGCAAGGCATGACCAAGAACACGATTTGGATCGGAATGTTCATGTCCCCAGACCAAAGGGACTGTCTGTCCATCCTGATTCTTAAACGCATCTTTCTTGATGGTTCTTCCATCTGCACAAAGTAAATCGTTTCTGGTTGCCCAGCCGCTAAAATCATACTTCATTTTGAATTTCCTCCTTTATTCCGTAGTTGATTCTTCAGCTGGTTCTTTAGGTGGGCTTTCCGTATTTCCAGACGGCTCGCTTAAATTTTTGTTCCTCAATTCATCTGCTTTTGGATCTTTAGACGGTTTCCAACCAATCGTCTGCCTCATTTCATTTGAAGTAGCAATCTCGTTTCGGGTAAATTTATCCGCGATTTCTGCAAGCTCGGAAACAGGAACCAGCTTGAACGGATCTCTGAAGAACAGAATAGATTTGCGCTGAGATCGGGCTGTCTTTGTCAGAAACTTTCGTTTCATCTCATCGACAATAGCTGAAATAATCGGCTCAATCGTCCGGTTATAATAGTTAAGCATCGTTTTATCGTCGGCAGTACCATCCAATATGCTCTGAGTGATACCCAACTGGCTGTATAGCATACTCGTCAGGTATTCAATCTGCTTCATTAGATTGTTCTCGACGGAACGATTCAATTGCGTAATACGCTCTGTACCATCGGTATAAGCAATACCATACTTAGAACCGGATAATTGTGTTTCTATATCCTTACGCCGTTTCTCAGCTTGCTGGCGACGAGCCTCTGTCTTAATGACGTAGGGAAGCTGAATAATCAAATCCAACTTTCCAGAACTGCTTTGTTCATCAACAACGTCCAAAAGATTCAGTTTTCGAATTAATCGCTGCATGGTTGAATTCGGTTCATTGATAACGGCATAAAGCGGATTTTCGATAATTGCCACCATGCTTTTAGGCAGCACAATATCTTCTTTCAATCCTTTTTCTTCGTTATAAACCCGTACTTTCACATACTTTGGATACCAATCCAGTATCTTTCCGGTTCGCATGGACAATACCCCGAACCCATCGTGTTCTACTGGATCATCATCTGTATCCGTTGGAACCATTGCCACGCATCCCTCATCCAGCATGGACATGACTACATCCTGAATAAAAGCTCTACCAGTCTGGTCAACGTTTGCTTCCAAGGAAAGGCAATTATTAAGCCCACTCTTTAACACTTGCTGAAAACGATTATCCTCATCCAATTGAACATGCTGAACGTTGATTGAAGACGCATCCAAAGCAATACGATTGAATATAGAAGTGACGATTGATCGCTCATTTCCATGCGATAATCGTAGTCGGTCCGGACGATAAGAATATCCCGTCCCTATGTTATACCCAAACCGTGTTGGGTCTCGATTAAATCGAAAAGCATTCCAAGCGTGTTTCAGCCTGGAGCCAAATTCTAACTCCATTTTGAATTGTCACCTCCTCCACTATTCGAATGCATCTTTGTTCAATTTATAAGCGATATAAGCATCCATCATAGCCGCAACAGCGTCGATTTTCTGCTCATACCGCTTTTTCAAAAGTTTACGATTTCCATTTGTATCTTCCATCGTGATACAGTTTCCCATTGCAAACGTCATAAGTTCCTCATCAAACAAAAGCATCCGCTCCTCTGAAAGTTTCTTTAACTCTCCCAAAGGAACGGATTCTGTCTTTGCTCCCTGAATTACTTTTTCTATTCCGAACGGACCATTTTCCGACGACCATCTCTCCACAAATTCTTTTGCGTTATATGGGTCATATCCAAAACACCGAACATCATAACCGCTCTCGACAATATGATTGTCCAAATCCTCATATACTTCCATCATATCGAGGACGGTTCCTTCCAGAACAATCAGACTTCCTTCCGCCATAAACTGGTCGTATTTAATTCTCATTGCAGCTGGTAATTTCATCAGTGTTGACGAAGATATGTAATTTCTGGTTTTAATACCAAAACACCCATTTGATAGGGGAAAGAGAAATGTGAATGCACAGAAGTCATCGCCCTGAGAAAGATCTGCTCCCAATGAACATGGCATCTGCCAATATGATAGTCTGCGCTCTTGCGGAAGTGTTTCTTCGTAAGTAAAATAATACGTATAGCCTTCCATCGGGAGTCCAAACCGCTTTGCTAAAATATCGTTTCTAGCCGCAGGAGCATTTTCAGCTCGTTCTACATCCTTCTGATATGTATCGTAGCTGACGGTTTTCCCCAAATTCGGATTCGCTTTCAACCACATATCCGGATTGCCAACTTCGTCTACAGAATCCAGCTTGTACCACCAGATAGAAACTTGCGGAGCAAAGTAGTCCCCTTTAAGGATTTTCATCAGCTCCATTTTGATTGTATCACCAGGTCCATTACGAACAGTGCCCTCAGAGCTCGTTGCTATGATAATGTAATCATCAACCTTTGAGGCGCCCTGTTCTATAGCGCCGACGACATCTTCTCTCGTATCACCGGAGAGCCACTCATCCACTGTTGCTACTTTTGGACGAAGGCCCTGAAGTTTTGCGATTGACATCGGGCGAATTTCAATCAGCGAACCAGTAAGAAAATTTTCAATCCCTTTTTTGGTGCTGGCGAGCTTTACGCGATTTGCTTTGGAACCGGTTGTGTTTTGTAACGAGCCTTCTGTCAGGAACTTAAACAATGGACCTCTCGATCTGGTAATTGCAGTACGGATAGGCGACATTACTTCTTCCGCCTGTTTCATGGTTGGGGCTGTCGTTATTTGATGTGTGGTAGAAGTATCAATCGTCTGCTCATAAGATTGTATACAAGAATCATATAATGATTTTGCCGCACCTCTCCCGACAATCAAATACTGCTTGTTTCTAAGCCGCCTTTTTATCCACTTGTTTACATACCGCCCGCCATGTCCTTCTTCATTTGGAACATACACGCTTCGTTCTATGAAATAATACCAGCCATATAAATCTTCTCCCCATAGCTTGAAAGAATCCAAAAGAGTCAGATCCGAGCCATCTGTTAAAGTAAGTTCGTTTTCACAATAACGAATCCATCCCTCAACAGCCTGATCATCGTAATAATATCGAGGGTCATCAATCAACTCGTCTATTAGATGCATCTGCATCTCTATCTCTTTGCAAATAGGAATCTCGCCACGTAGTACGGCATCACGAAACATGCCGTAGTATTTTGGAACGGCAGTGTTCGATAACGCCACAATCAATCACCTCTTAACTATCATCGTCGTCTTTATCATCCGGTGAAACTTTCCAGAACTTTCCGATTTTTTTATTATCGTTTGCCTGGAATATTCTTGCACTCTCTTCTTTTCCAACCGCTGAATCCATTGCCCTTTTTGTCTGATTCAGTACAATACCTGTAACAACCGCTTTAGCAGCTTTTTTAGGAGCCTCCTTTACGGCCTCATCAACGCCTTCTTTTGCTCCTTTGAGCGCATTCTTGACATATTCCTTGCCCTTATCGACAGCCTTCTGGCTAATATCGCTCATCTTTACACCACGAAAATTTGACACAACTTTACCAATTGCCTCTGGATTTTTATGGACATAAATAGCTGCCGCTGCAACAGTGGCTGTGGCAATACCGACTCTAGCGATCTTTTTATTGCGTTCCGTTTTTTCTGATACTTCGTCGGATGCGTTACGTTTTTTTCCTGCTACTGTCAAACTACCATCTTTGTTCTGATAGCGCCGTACGCCCCATTTCATACCTTTAATTCCGTGATGGTACAGAACTTCGTTATTCATTTTGAATTTCCCTCCCTTGCAATGTAGCTGGTAACACTACCAGTCTCATTCGCTGTCTCGTAATACGGAACCTCCGACACGACAATGTCCGCATTCAAAACTTTGTTTATCGTATCCAAAGTCTGAGAATCATACTCTGTTGTATTTCCGCCTTCCGAATCAGCTTCCACTTCTATCCGCCATTCCAGTTCGCTGATTTGTCGATTCATCGCTTCAATCACAGCAGAACCAAGAGGCGGATCAAACAAAAGCTTGACTCTTAAATGCATATACGACTTTACCATCTGAAGTTTGACTGCGCTCGGAATGAAATCTTCCCAAACAGCGCTTTTGTCGGTTACCATGAACCCCTTCTCCGGACCGACACCGAGCTGAGTCAGAATCGAAAATACGGAGTTAATGTGCATAATCAAATCCGAATCAAAGTGTTCATACTCCTCAGCAATTCCAAGCAGCTTTTTAATCGATGTTAAGATGCTTTCAAGTAATACATTCTCCGCCATTTCACAGACCCCCTTCCTAATGTCGCCACGGACAAGTATCATTTCTTGTTCTTTCTATTGGTAAAGTAATAAGCAAACTGTCGTCACCATAATGTATTGCATTGTGAGTTGACAACACCGTTGTAATCAGATAATCGGGATTCAGTAGAAAATCGCTTCTCTTAAGAATGTCTTCCACCAAGATAGGATTCATGTGATGTATGAGAATTTTCCCGTGAATGTCGTAGCCCTCTACTCCTAAATCGCACCCGTTATCACGAACAATCACAAAATCACGAATCGCTTTCCATTCATCCGATTTATAAAAAATTTGATTGAGATACCTGTCAAAACCAAACGTCTCTTCGCCAACCTTTCCATTCAAACGCAAATACTCATAGCGTTCTCTGAAAGTCTTCAGCTGCGACAGTTCCGAATATGTTCTAATCGTACTCATCTTCATCACCATGTCCGCTGTAAGTACGAAAAGCATCGATAGCATTCTTATAAAGTGCTTTGATTTCTTCGGTAGAATCAATCGCTTTTACCTTTGCTCTCAACAGATTGTTTTCTTCTTCCAGCCTCTCCCTTTCCAGCCTTTCTCTTGTAGAACCGAGCTTCAAATAGTGAGTAATCACTTGAGAAGACGCAGTTCCTTCTATTAACTGTCTCTCAGCAAGATCAACTGCCAAAGAAATCAGCTGGTTCTCTCTTGCCTCCGGTGTCAATGCCGGACGAATCTTTTTAGAAGAAGCAGAAGAGTTTACAGTCTTGGCTTTTTTCACACTTACTGCCTCCTCTCGCCAAATAGTTTCTTACTTTGCGTATGGTTCTGGTTTTCTGTACCAGACTTTTACACAAGTTTTGGCAGCGTTTAAAAGAACCCGCAAAGCAAGATATCGCACCTTTTTACTGAAAGGAGAAAAAGAGCAAAAGAAACCACAGCCATTGCTGATATCAAACCTTACGAGCTCGTTTAAGCGCTGCCAAAAATATAGAATGTTTTTCTCAATTTTACCCCCGGGGAATTTTTGAGGACCGTCGCGATGACGGAGGGGGTGCGTTTTTCGCGACACCCCCTATATCTTCTGTCATCAGTTGTAGCGGTACAAACCGCCAAGTTTCCACAAGAAAAATGATTTATAAAATATTTTCTGTTCTTTAAGCAGCTCCAATTTTCTTCTTCACTTTCTTGTAAATATTTCTAAAATCGTACTTAATGATTTCATCGATTGCTCGCTCAATTTCAACTTCGTTTTCTTCTTCGGAAAGCTGATCGGAAGTTCGAGCAATTCGTCCTAAATACGCTGTAGAATGATAACCTTTCTCTTCATCGAACAGAAACCAGGAAGTAAACTGTTCAAATGGATCAAAAGGATTATCAAATGTAGTCAAAGCACATTTCGTTACCATCTAACCAATTCACTCCTTTCCATTCAAATACTTCGAGACGGTAGATGTAGATACACCAAGGGCGTCAGCAATCTCAGATGTGCTATACCCGGAGTTACTCATCGCAGAGATGCGGTTCACCTTTGCTGTGCTCAAAGAAGTAGTCGCACGAGGCGTAGCCATTTGACGAAGTGTATCTATATTTGTGTTGTTAAGAATCTGTGTAAGCTTATTCTCACTAATAGCTCCAGCCTGAATTGCTTCCCATTCCCGGTCAGTGATCTCAATAGAGTTCCTCTTAGCTCCCACAGACGCACGTGCTGAAGACAGTGCCTGCTGGTTAGCCTTCTTAATTTCAGAAGAAGTCATATCGGGGTTGTCCTTTTTCTTAGCAGCAACGGTGGCATTGGCAATAACCTGAGCCTGTCGCTCACGGGGGGCGTTCTTTAAAGCCACATTGAGCTTAGCCATCAATGAGGTTACTTCCGGCTCATAGGCGGCCTTAGCAGAGGCAGAGTAGGCTATCTTACCGGTGTTTACCATTTCTTTACGTGCCTGGTTTGCCAGGGACTTCATTTTATTGGCATAACCTGCATAAGCTTCTTCCTGTGGGGTACCTGAAGATAAGGTGCGAGCATCTCTTGTTTCTGCCATTTTTGTACTCTTCTGAGTACGAACCTTAACTTTTCCATCCTTATCGGTGTACTCCTCAATTACTTCTTTATAGGAGAGCGAACCGTCATCATTGATCTTTGGGCTGCCCTTTCTTTTGAGAACCGAAGTTTCCGATTTAGCTCTGGAAATCAGAGTTGCTGCACCTTCGTGATAACGACCATCGGCATCCACCGTTCCCTGATACTTTTTCTTCAGAGAAGCAATACCATTATCGATTTCGCTCTGCTTATAATCCAGCTTGTGTTTCTCGGCATCAATAACAACCATACTGTGTCGTACTGCTCTGGCTAATTCATCCTGTGTTGCACCTTTAAGCGTCATATCGGTAATCAGGTTTGAAATCTTACCCATTTCTGTCTGGGTATTCTTCATCGGTTTAAAGGTTCCTTCTTTCTTACCTCCATATTCCAGTTTAGGATCAAACCCTTCCAAACCTTTCAATGCCGGCGTAGAAGTAATCTTCACTTTACTTCTAGAAGAATTACATGGGATGACCATAACGGTATCGCCATCGAAGTCAGCGCCGGACAATCTCTCTGCGACCTTTGAATTAATACCGATTGCATCAGCAGGAGTATTACCCAAAACCCTTCGTCCTTCAAGCTGTTTATTATTAACAGTAAGAATAGGGATTTCAAAAGTTCCTCCATGTGGATAACGAATCAGAGCAACGGTCTCGCCATCTTTATAGTTTGGAGCATAAACCTCTCCATCTTTGATAGAAGTAAGTGGAAGGATAACTTGATACTTCTGTCTTGGAAGAGCTGCTGCCTGCAAATGAACTGCGGCTGCATCACAATCATCAGAGAACGACTTTAATAAAGCTTTCTTTACCGTTGGATTAGTAAGAGAACAAATCTCATCAAATTCAGCCTGCTTATCAGCGGCTGCCAATCCAAGCTGTTTCTTAATCAATGTCATACTCTGCTTTGAAAGGAACTGAGATGGAAGATGATCACTCCATTCGCCCCAATCTCCCTCTTCCGCACGCTTATTGATAAGAGACAACGACTGTTTCTTACCAGTTACCGGATCTGTGTACTTTCCATTCGGGTCATTATAATAACTCTGACCACCATGCTCTTTAATCAATGAGCCAAACGGATTATCAGGGTCATCTTTGACTTTTTTGAGAACGTCAGTCATCGGCGTGCCAGTCTTTTTGTTGGTATTGAAAAGCACATCGACACCATCTGGAAGATCGTCTGAATAAACAGCCATTCCTTTCAGATAATGAGTTCCATCTACCATGATTCGGACCTGAGCATAATGAGAATCACCCAAAGACAAATCTTCTACGCCACGCCGAATTTCGATAACACCATCTTTATTAACTCCGCCATCTTCTGCATAGCGGATTTTCAACCGATCGGAACTCATACTTTCTGGATATTCGAATGCTTTCTTGAACGAATCACCATCATCGTAAGAAATATAATCCTTTAACGAATGAATATTCTCAAAATCATAAATATCCTTATGCTCTGTACCCGGAGGGCAAATAACACTGAGAGTCGTAAACTTTCCGGGATTTGTTGCTTGTGGTACACGACCACCATAGACAGGATAACCTTCCAATTCTAGCATATAGAGTGCCTGATTCAGTTTCTCTTTTGAGATTCCAAGTTCACGCTCAACGCCGGTTCCGACATCAATCATGCCTTTCTCATCAATCTGCTTTCTCAAAAACTCAGCGGTTGCTTTCGCCTGATTCATACGGGCTTCAGAAGTTTCATTAAGAAGCGATCTTACAGAAGAATCATTATTAAATCCCATCTTATCTGCAATCTCATTCAGACTGTAACCCTTTTCTCTAAGTCCTTTTGCCGTTGCAACCTGGAGAGCTCTTCGCTCATCTTTTGCCAGACTCATCTGAGTCCTAAGCTGAGTTGTAGTCAGTCCCATGGTCTTTGCAATATCTGTCTCTTTCAGACCTTGTTTCTTCAATTCATCGACACGACTGAGAAAATCTCCGCTATGCTGATAAGGGTTATTTCCTGAACCCCATGGATAACGACCAGAACGCCTTGGCATTCCATAGTGCATTAAAATTTCTTCTGCAATGGGATTCATGGTTTAGCCCTCCTGTTCTTTAATTTTATTAATGATTTTGTCAAAGGTAATAATCTTGTCCATGATCGGAACAATATCTTCGGCAGTCGGATTATGGTAAAGAATTTCATTATTTTGATAGAGCCGCAACTCAATCTCGATATCTGCTGGCTTTACCTTATACTCCAAACAAAAAAGAGCAGCATATATTTCAAGCTGCTCCATGTGCGCCGGAATCACTCCGGTCTTCAAATCGTGAATCCTAAGCATTCGATTTCGAAAGACGATTGAATCTGCCGTTCCAAAACAGTTTTCTGAATAATAAAGAATCTGTTCTGGTGTCATTTTGAAACCAATGGCATCATTTACATACATATTCAACGTTTTCTGTGACTTAGGTAATTTCTGTCCAAGCAAAATACATTGTGCCGCGAAATCATGTAAAATCGTACCTTTTTGTGTTGCCATAAATTTGGAATATGATTCTGCAACTTTCGCTTCATCATAGTTAATCCAATGATACTTACTAGCACCAAGAAAAGCATGTTGCCCTTCAAGATTCGAATGATTGTTGAAGTTCATTTAACACTTCCTCCTTATTCTCTGGACATATGAATCTCGCAAAAGACATTTCATTCATACGATCCACGTAATAATCTTGATTCGGCTGTTTCTTTGCATTCGCGCTTTTCTTTCCCTCAAGGACCGCCCATTTATTTTTATAAAATACAACTAAATCAGGAATACCCTGTATTTCATTGGGATCTAAATGCACAACCATAGAGCCAGGAAATCTTTCTTCAATTTCTTTCTTCAATTTGGTTTTAAATTTATTTTCCAACATATCATGAGCCTCCTTTCGTCAAACATAAAAAGAGGATGTAGGTTTAAAAATGCCTATTTTATCCTCTCTCTTCATAAAAGGGAATGTTTTTTTCGCGCGCAAAAATAAAAGCCGAAAAGAAAGAGCCCGTGTTAGGGCTCCATCTTATTTTATTTATCAAAATAACCTTTTACATTAAGACCCATTCTTTCCATACAATCAAAAGATTTCATACAATGGTCTTTCATCACGCTCTCTGCTTTATCGTCTTTTAAAATGCCAAATTGATTCAGCACATTACAAACGTCAAGCATATTTGTGTGATACATAAACCTCAACTTTGCAACCTTCTTAGTAATGTCCATAATGTTTCTCCTTTCAAATCAGATAATCTTTTCATAAAAAGCATTGTAATTTTGACGTAAAAAAAGACAGAAACACAATCAAGCATCTCTGTCCGTTTCATGTTTATTCAATTATTTGATCAACTATTGTTTCTCAGATACCGTATCAATATCCATATAAGCCATAATCCGCCGGTACACAATGTTAAAACAACATCCAGTATCAATCCAGCAGTGCTACGTTTTTTCTTTCCGCCTTTACTCATAATTTTGTTTCCTTTCCGCACCCGTTATGATGCTTTTAAATAAATCTCCCCATCGCAGTCAACATAGTATTCTGTTGTTCTTGATGCGGCCCATAACGATTCACGAAGTGACTTTCGTAATAGGGATTCTTCGCCACTATTTAGTGACTCAATTAATTCTACAACAGTTCTCTCATAAGCAGTCTTGTCAATTTTCTTTAGAAGACTTCCTTTATATTCACTGATACGATTTTTCAGAATGCTAAAGCTGCTAAGCATACGCTTTTCACACTTGTCGATATAAGAGGTTATCTCACTGTCAATATACTTTATGTAACTCGACTCATGATTTTGTGCGTAATATATTTCAAGCACACTGCTCATACCATACAACTGCATCGAAAGTTCAAGACTCTCTTTAATCTGCATTGCTTTTTCTGTAAGCGTTCCAACATCAGAACCATCTTTTCCATTTACGATAGAATCCAAATCGCTCACATAAAACTCAATATCTTTCATCGCAACCTTTCTTGCATTTTGAAGACTTGAGATTGTCGCAATTCTTTGGGGATTGCATCCCATTATGGAACCGTAATTCTGATAAGCATACTTAACAAAGCTTACCTCTGACATTAACTCAGCTTTTTTCTCTCCATAAAGGAATTCTAATATTTTATCAATATTCAGTTTCATCACTCTCAACTCGCTATTAATCTGCGATAGAAAGTATTGTCCAGACACAATCGACATAGTTGTAAAAGCCCCAAGAACAGCCGCTTGTGTTGCTGTGGAATACAAAGAAGCTGTACCAGCGATTTTCCCGCTCTCAATATAGGTAGAACTAAAACCACCTTGACCAAGCGACATTAAGGTATGCTGCAATCCATCTGGAAATTTGACGATGTACGTTTCTGCTAATGTACTGACAGCAATTAAGGACGGAATATTTTGAATCAACGCACTCACATGCTTTTTCTGCTCCGTGTTCATTTCTAATTGAGTATACCCTTTACTAAAGTCAATTTTTTTCTCTATCGGTTTTATCTCAAAATTACCATTAGACTGGACCTCTTTAAGAGATATTTCCTGCTCATCCATACCGTATTGCCTCCATTGTCGTAATAGAAGCGCAAATAAAAAAGTGCGCCCCATACAAGAGACGCACCGAAAAAATGCATCTCCCATTGTTGCGACACAATCTCAGCCTTAATTAAGGTATAAGTAAAGAGAGAATACACTTTTTACCAAAATGATTCCCTTAATCAAAGCCATATGAAATTGTGTCGCAGATTTAGTATATCACGAACAAGTAAAAAATAAAAGAGGTTCATAAAAGCTTCTTGACAATTTCTTGATTTTGTGTTATGGGCGGTCACACTACCATTCGAGCCCGTTTCATCAGGTCGTCATAAATCATCTTTGTACCATCAGAAAGATACACAGCGATCGTCATATATCCATAAGGCACAAAATGTAACGACATCCTTGATAGCTTTGGATAAACCAACTTGAAATTATTATACACATCTTGCCATGATACCTTTCCCATAAAAACCTCCTTTCTGGACTCTTGGTCAAAAACCCACTTTTTTTCGCCTATTACTATATATATTTAAACTTTTTATCATAATAGTTTAAGAAAAAAAGTGGGCAAGTGGGCTTTTTAAAATCTCAAAACCCGCAAACCCGCATAAATACTGGGTTTTTCGCTTGTCAAATCTTGAATTTTCTGGCCAAATCCATGTTTTAAAAGTGGGCAGAAACCGGGCAAATGGCCACAAATTTGACCAAAATCGCCCGTAAGCGTCCTCTCAAACGTCAATTTTTAAGTTTCCGCCCAAATAAAAGTGGTCTTTGGTCACTTTCCAAAACCCAAAAGTGGGCAGAAATTTGACCATATTTTTCGTCCGTACAAACCCCAAAATCTATCCTCGATTAGAATCTCCGGCGCTGGTATGGAAGATTTCTACGGACAGAAGGTATGTAATCATAAGATTTTACGGACGCCTTCGCAGCAGAATTACTCACCAATGACGCTCCGTATGCTCTCGGAGAGGTACCTTTTTGGTTCTTTTTCCGTTCTTCCTCGACAGTAGTAAACATTTTCCGAAAAGCCTCAGCAACTTCCTCAATACCGTTACTCAGCTGCTGAAACGCCTTCGCAATACATTCACATGCCCTTTGTAAATCAGCTAAGTTTGACATCTTGATGTTCCTCCATTATTCTTTTGAATTCTTCAAACCACTTCATAAACTCGGCTTTTTCTTTTTTATAAAGGTCGGTCTTATTCAAAATTTACCTCCACACCTTTCCGGTTCGTTTGTCCTTAATCACAATGCGCTCCTCAATATGAAAATCGGATAACTCGCAAAGAGTAAATATTGTATCCAGCAATTTGTGAAATCTATCCTCATCTCGCTCAATATTTCGCATAGCTTCGTACGCAGTCGGGTCAAGATATCCCTCAGCGTTCCTTCTCAAATCATCTTTAGCCATCTCTGCCTCCCCACCGGATTGAGTCGTCCAAATATAAAGCCGCCGATTTTATAGCTTTTACTACCACGCCAATAACGAATAGCACAACCGTCAGTATCGCCCCAATAATCACAAGTTTCATACCGGTTTTTCTCCTTCCATAAGTTTTACACCGCCATATTTCCAAAGGTCTTCCTTCAGTTTATCCATGTCCAGTTCTCCATTTTGCCACATCTCGTAATATTCAAGAACATGATTGGTGAACTCTGGAATCCGCTTTGCATAAGATTTTTTCCAGTAATAATCCATAAGCACTTCCAGAGGAAGCGTCAGTAACAGAACCATCGCCGTGTTGACAGCCTCCTCCGTAGCCTCTTGTTTTATCCTGGCAAGTTCATCACCAATTTTCTCACGGACTACAGCGTCCAGTTGATCCTTTGTGAGATTGTATGTAGCGGTCTTTGCTTTTTGCTCATTCTTCTGAGCGCGTCTCCTTTCTGCTCGGCCCATAAATGTGCCTCCTCTTAATGTGCAGCCAACCACACCACCAAAATTCCCGTCAAGATCAAACAAAATATAATAGCTGTAAACGCCATTGCCAGTGATTTAAGCCATTCCCTGTTTTTCATTTTTCGTTTCATGTCCTACCTCCTTAAATTTTTTCAGCTGCTCCTGAACTTTTTCTAATGACGTGATTACACCATTCTCTCTGAATTTTGAATACGCTTTCGCCGTAGCGCAATGCTCAATACACTTGCAAATACGGTCAATCAGCGTATAAGCGCAGATAAATATAATCAGTACAAATAATATCTGTTGAATCGTTATCATGTTACCATTCCTCCTCAATTTGTTTACCGTCAGAATAAATTTTTACATTTTTCTTTGCTACATAAACACTGATAGTATCTGGAATTTCTTCATCGGTTTCAATATAGACCACTTTCATATCGAGACACTTATCAGAAAGAAGTTCTTTTTGGATATGTTCTTTTCGTATTAAACATATTTCGCTATCATCTTCCAGAACTAAACGAATATCATTATGCTTTATAAAAGGAATTAAACTTCTTACTGTCACTTTACATCACCTCCGATAATAATTTCTGAATACGGCAGTTGCTCAATCCATTGGCAAAACTCACGCCATTCATCCAGCTTGTGATTCTTCCGCATTGGATAGATACCGGCAAGGACTTCATAATTCAGCATGACTGTCCGTCTCTGATTGTAGGAACTCGGAAGAAGCTGAATCATCGGCCACCAGTATTTCTTCTTCATCGCTTGTAACCGTACCATTTCATCATGCGTCATATCATTGGCGAGTTGTTCTGCGATTTCCAGGTATTTTCTACGCCAGTGGTTCAAAACATTGACCGTCAAACCAAGCAACCCGCCACCGTCTAGTCTTTCATCATTTAATGCTGAATAGATTGGATTTTCTTCGTCTTTAATCAAATGCTCACATGAGAAATCCTCCAGTGTAAACTCCTTCTCCGCAATCTTGTGCATCGTAGAACAGGAGTTAGCCACCGTACCTACCTTGTAAGTATCAAACTCCTTCCACCAATAAAGCGGAGCAGTGATATCCAAATACACCACAATCATTCTACGATACTTCGCATGAACCGGACCGCCTGCTGCCAGCTTCATCATAAGTTCGTGATCGGTTTTACCAAGCTGGAAAGAATGGTCATATGTATGCCCGCAGTCATATCCGGCACAGTTTTTGCAACCGATACCGTCATCACCGCCTTTGCAGATACCACTGTCTGACTTATCCCAACTGTTCATTGGATTCCGCATACCTCTGATTACATGCTCCCAACCCATAACTTCAACGTTTTCAATTTTAATCATTGCCGTTTTCTCCTCTCTATACTTCTTGAAATTATATCTTTATCATCCAGTTTTCTTTTTATTTCAATAAGTTCCTTCTGATAAAAGTCCTCCATGCGATTTCTAGGTCGTTCCAAATATATCGGCTCTGATATGCGCTCTCCCACCAAATTTCTAAGAACGTCAGCAGTTGTTTGTCCAGAGCATCTATATCCTAATCCCATAATGTATGTTTTCTGCCAAAAGAAGAGTCTAAAACCAAGAGCCTCTTCAATTCGTTCAAACAAATTATCCCATAACGGATCATTTACTGGTTTATAGATCCACTCCGGAAATTCATCTGGATTTATATTCTTATAGAGTTCATATGTCATTTTTATCGCAGTCTGCATTTCTTCAAATTCCATGATCGGCTTGTCTTTAGCTATGAAATTTTCGATAATCTTGATTTCCTTATCAGTCATTACCTTTTTCTCCTTTTAACCCTTTTTGTAATCCATTTATAATTTTATTTTCCTCTTCCGGAAGTAAAGTAAACTCTAATGTTGGAGAATATCGCATCCTAAATAAAACTAATATCTTATGGGTAAAACTGTTTATAGAATGCTTTCTCCATATATTCCACCGTCTGATGTGGTTAATCATCTATTTTTTCTCACTTTTAATTGTGTAATCAATTCCTTCCATTCAAATTTCTCCTTTCTCGATCCAGCTTCACATCAATAGCCTTCTGCAAATACTCTTTTTTGACATCAAAAATGGACTCCAGAAAGCGAAGACAAATATAAGCATCTGCCATCTCTTCCAAGAGTCCAGTTCTGTCGCCATATCCACGAATCTGCTTACTGATTTGTTGCTGTAACTCTGCGAATTCTTCCATTGCCACAGTGCATTTCAGTTTCCATGGATATTTCTGAAGACTTTTTCGTATGATACGTTGCCTCTCTTTATCAGAAAGCTGTATATCACTCTTTAGTCCTTGAATAAATATACTTCGATTCATACTGGTCTTTCCTCCGCACAGTGTCCGCAACTGTTATCTGAAGCGCCAAAACAGCCGTGACAATCCTTCTCTGACTCTTTATTCAGATTCTCCAGCCGTTCCTCATGCATCTTCCGGCGCATTTCATATTCACAAGAAGCAATCTCAACGAAGTCGTCCTCACCCTCTTTGAAGAATCGGTTAATCTCTACTCGATCTCCATTCGGTTTAATCACATACAGAATTACAACAGTATCGAAGTCTCCATTTTTCGGATCTGTAAGAAATTCTTCACAATGTACCATAAACGGTTTACTTTCCGGGAAATATGGCATAGTGATCGGATACATCTCGTTGATGAGATTACTAACCAGCCCGCTGTAATAAGACACATTGGGATTGTCCACATTTATGCAACAGACACGATTGTTGTCGTGATATTTTACATTCCCATCAGGATAAATATCTTTGAACAATGAACTCATCCGTTTACACTGATATGAATCAAATTCTTTGCGATATGTACATTTATCCCAAATATCATCTGTATCTTCAATGGGAGTCAAAGTTTTTCCTTCAATCAGCCGATTAAGAATATATTTCGTCATACCGATACTGAATCCGCTGTGGCCGTCTTCCAAAAGGCTCTTAAAAGCTTTCAGCGCACTATCATAGCAGGCGCAGCCATAATCCCATTCTCCGGGCTTTCTATCCGGATTCTCACGTTTGCAGGCAATTTCGATTTCCCGTTCCGCCCATAATTGCATATTGGACTTTTCCCGACAAACTGATAATGAAACATTCCTGTCATCCAGATATTCATTTGCAAATATCTTCCGAGTATCGGAGCCGAAAGACTCAATGATTTCCGGAAGATTCTCATTGACCGCATCAAACCCAAGTCCATGTTCAGCGCACCACGTCACCGCTTTTTCAAGCATTTCTCCAACACGGCATGTCCAAAGAATGAGTTTTGCTCCCTGCTCCTTCTCTTTCAGAAGATAAGCAATGGTCCCAAACATGGGCTCTCCGATTTCCGGCCATTTGTTCTCGCATAAAGTTCCATCAAAGTCTACTGCAATAATTTTTGAATTCATAAGTTTTCTCCCTTCACAACCTTTCCTGAAATATCTTCAATACGTATTTCAATATCATCAGGAATAACAACTGCCTCGCAATAGGGCGGTAATACCACAACTCCACTTTCTTTCTGGGAAAGAACGCATCTTCGAATATCGTTTAATTCTTTTGTCTTACAGAACATATTCACTTTTACAACCAAAATATCAGCCATATACTTCTCCTTTCATATAGCGGACTCATCCCTTATGCAACTACTATATCCACTTTGTGGTCGCCCTCATTATTGCTCGACCATCTCCCAAGAAAATCGATTACTCAAGCCACTCATTATCAATATAATAAAAACCATAGACACAGACCCCGATTAAAATTATCCAAATAATCCAGAACAACCATATCGCAAAATCGGATTCCAAATATTCTACAGTTTCATCAATCGTCATGTTTTCATAGAACGGTGAGTTGTCAGTAATGGTTTTGTTTGCCAGATTTGTAAATATAGTCCCAGTAAATTTCAAGCCTACTCCGTAATACTTATAGCGGACATGACTTGATTCCTTAATCGTGTCAATATACTCTTCTCCAGGCAAATCAATTTTACTAACTGGAAAAATATGTTCCAAAAACAACACCTCATTACATGTTTGATCTTCACTACCAGCATAATCCCATGTCCAATAGGTCTCTGTAGTATAGTAAGTATGAGTTTTACCGTTCACAGTTGTTGTATGTGCAACTTGACGAGTGTGCATTGTATATTTTTCTTTAACTTTCTCAATATACATATACTCCCCGCCAATTTCCGGATATGTAACCGTATCAACAGCTTCCAAATCTCCGTACACAAAAGCATTACCAACATTAGTCCGCATTCCGTACTCAAACAATTCCTGAGTTTCTATTTTTACTGCCTTGTTGTATCTTTCGTTCTTATCCAATTGATAGTCTGAAATTTTTCCAGCAATAAGAAGTCCGATCAGCAGCATAATAGCAATGATTGATATGCTTGCTAACATTTCACGTTTTGTGATCTCGAAATTTCCAAAATCAAAACCTCTCCGTCCGTACCCTCTCATAAGCTCTACTCTCCAAACAGCTTCTGCGGAGCATCAACTGGCGCATCATAATCGAGATAGGTGTACTCCTGAACTTCATATCCAAGAATATTCAGAAAAATTCTGGTTGGAAATTTTCGCACATATCGGTTATACTCTTTTACCTGCTTATTGTAGTTACTGCGATATTCCGCAATCAGATTTTCTGTAATCGAAAGCTCATTCATCAGCTCCTTGTAATTTTCATTGGATTTTAATTCTGGATATGCTTCCGACACAGCTGTAATAGCTGTAGTAACATTTTCAATGTCACCAGTGGAACCTCTGCCTTCAACAATCGCAGTCAATGTTTCAGCTTCGTGTTTATCGTACTGCTTAACGCAATCGGCGAGATTATAAACCAAGTCTACACGCCGTTTTTCCTGGACCTTAATGTCCGAATCAGCGGTATGGACTTGCTCCTCCAAAGCGAATGCTCTATTCTGAGAGCTCTGTACACCAAATACACATAATAGAATAACAGCCACTATGCCAGCTGCTACGATCAAAGCTACTTTCCAGTTATTTTTAATTGTTTTCATGATTTTTCTCCTTTCAAATCGACGATGTCAAAACACAAATCACAATTCCAGACAACAATATGATCCAGAATATAATTGCGATGGTCGTTTCAAATTTATCTTCCCGATCCATTATTTTTCGTTCGTAATCGGTTGCATAATTTTCGTAGTAATAATCTCTGGCAGCCCATGAAACAAGACCGCCGTTAGGATCATACATATCATCTAGAACTTTGGTTACTGGTATTTTTTCTTTTTCATCCGTCTTCATCTCCGCCTCCGTGTGAACTTATCCACGCTCTTAACAGCACCAGTCTTCTTATTAATAATTCGATAATAAAACTCGGTTTCCTCAACCAGCATCCAATCTTTCCAGTTAAGATAATGTGCAGATAAGCAGCATTTCTGTTCACGGGTTAATTTTTTAGGTTGTTTCATCGTTTTTTCCTTTCGTTTCTCTCGGTTTCAAAGTAATAATTATCCATCCACCATTTTTCTTTGCTGAATATCATCATTAAACTGAGCGGTACCGTAAGCAAAGCAATTGTTGCATCGCCATCCAGCAATTTTATCGCGAAGATTGTAAAGACAAGAAAAAAGACGCCGATCACTTTCTGTTTTAGAAAATATAACCGACGCCGCTTCTCCTGTATTTTCAATTGTTTTCGTTCTTTTGCTCTTTGCCTATAATCAAGTTTACAAGCCCGATAGCCTTCATCATAACTTTTTGATTCTGCATCAGAATATCCAGCAGTATAACCAGCCTCATAAGACTGCGAATCGATGATATCAATCACCTTTCTAGCAGATGTCCCCTTGTTCATTAAGATGAATCAGCCACGCTTTTTCGTAAGCTCTTACTACAGAATAAGAACGATTTCCTCCATAGAAATAGGCATCATAAGCTTTATATTCATCCGGTTCCGACTTTGATTGATCGTGCGCAAAGCATATTTTCCAACCATAATCAAATCCGCCTTTTAACAATTCTGGTAGATTCTCTTGAATCCAATCAAACCCTCTTTTCACATTCGCTTTGTGTTGATCTAAATATTGGTCGTACTGAAAACTCATTTGATCACCCTTTCTGCAAAGCTTGTCTGCTGATTTTTCTTTTGAACTGTAAGCCGTCTGTAGAGTTCGTATGCCTCATCTCCCTGATAAGCATTGATAACTTCCACTCGTCCGTTTTTCTGCTTACCGACAAGTAGGACACCAACGTCCTTTCCATTTGAAAAATCCCAGCTCACAATTACACTATCTGTAGATTTCATTTCTCTTTTTCCTCCCAGTTTACAGGTACATGAGAACCAAGATTTACCGGTTCACTTAAGCACTCATTACATGGTTCAAATTTTTCATCCAGTTTATCATGCTTGCACGTTTTACAATACTCATTAAAATGGACTTCTTTATAACCTTCGTTCATAAATTTTCTCCTAATTCACAAAAATTTTGTTATGCTAATTTTATTACTTAAATAAAAAAAAGAAAGAGCCTATGATTTTTCAACCACAGGTTCTTTCCGACAACTGTTTTCTTTTATGCTTCAATGTCCTTCTGAGTATCCTCAATCAACTCGTCCAGCATTGTTTTGGCTTCATCATAATCGCCTTTCTCCAATAGCTTTTTGAGCTTCACAAGACTTCTCAAAAGTTTTCTACTGTAAGCAATAAATTCTTTCATATTGTCTTCCATTTACCTGCCTCCTTTAGCAAGCCCTTTCTTTAAAAATAAGGACAATATATAAATAGTATACATCATCCTTTCATTATAGGGAATGTTATTTCTGCGTATGTCTTATCTATTTTTTACCATTTCACATACCTAGTTTCATTAAAATCTTTCTTATCCTTCAACGCACGACTAATCGCAAGATCAATTCCAGAACGAGATTTTAGATGATAGTAGTACAAATCTTTATAAGGTGTATTCAATCTATCAATTCGTCCGGCTGACTGCTGCATGATTTTGTAGGAGTAGTTCTGAGAAAAGAAGATAATGGTATCAGTCTTAATGCAGTTCCATCCTTCTGCTCCAGCATTATATTGTACCAAGTATGTCCACCTCTTTCCGCTGTCAGGCACAGGCTGATGTTTGTGTCCGTTCCATTCAGCAACTTCATAACCATTTCCGGCACACACCTCCTTCAAAATCTCCAACTCGTAATCAAAGTTGTAAAATATAATTGCCTTCGGATGCTTTTCTAATATCTGCAATAATGCAACCTGCCTAGAATCATCCGTATTCACAAGTTTTCTCCAGACATAGCAAAGACCGGCGGCATTGATAATCGGCTCATTTTTGAATGAGTCCCATCTGGTTCTTCCAGCATCCTTGTATTTCGAAATATCATACTTAACAAATACATCCTCGTGATGCGATATCGTCTGACGTTTGAAGTCCATGTTAACAAGAATACCATTCCGCAATCGAATCAGTTTTCCTGTATTGATATACCTATCAATTTTCGGATATTTAGTGAATCGACTGTAGATTATATGTTCTCGTATGAACTCCGTTCTGTTTTTATAGAACCCATTAGCAATAAACACCGGAATATAATCCTGCCAAGTATCACCAGGCGTGGCTGACAGCAGAATCCATTGATTACTTTTTGCAATTTTCAAAAAGGCTTTTACCCATGTACCGGAGCCAATTACTCGTTGTTCGTCAAATATAAAGAAAGCGTCCTTTACGTCCGCATACTTCTTGATGTTATTCCATGAATCAACAACCACTTGATTAGAATATAAATTCACATCTTTATGAGTCGAAAGAAGAAAAGGAGAAAGCTCACCTTCCCATTCCATCGTATCTCTTTTCCTCGCAGTTGTTACGATATATAAGTCTTTCGGTGGAGCGTCCATAGGAATATAATTCCCAAGCCCCATGAGACATTCCACCGCGCCGCCATTTTGTAAATAATAATATGCTAACGCTGTGCGGGATTTACCACTGCCAACCCCACCACAAAGGATGCAGCCGTTTCGCATTTTTTCAACAGCAGCAAGTTGATAGTCGTATAATTCCACACCTGCCATATTATGTCTCTTCCTCTCCTTTCGTCAAATCGTACATTCTATGAAATATTCTCCTCATCGTCCACACATCAGAAAAATACATCATGGTAAACCAATAATTTTCTAACGTATCATTCGGACTCATCGGATCATTAAACGTATTTCCGACTTTGATATATGCCGCCACCCCAAGAAGCGAAAGTTGAATATAGCACATCAAAGCGACAATTTCGTCAATATCCTGTGCGGAGACAAGAACGTGATTCTGAAAATTCAGATTTGCTTTTTCTAATTGCTTTCTTGCTTCATGAATACCAGCAATTAATGTAGCCCCAGCTCCGCAGCAACAATCGTTAATGGTTATATAGCCCTCTTTTTCAACCTGAGGGACAACATCTCCTACTGCGACTGCTGCCATGAGCTGGCATACATGATATGGAGTAAAAAATTGACCGCCAGATTCATTTCCAAGATTTAACTCCATAAAAATACTGCCCAAGAAGTCTTGCTCTGGATTGTCTTCCAAAGCCATGACAGTATGGGCAGCCAATTCAGGAAATAGATTCTGTTCCTGCTTATTATACTTTTTGATGATGCTCAAATATCTTTTTTCGCGTTCTTCATAATGCGCTTTATCAACGGGATTAGATAAAGAGCACGCAAACATAACAATAAAATCTTTCCAAATATCCCATGCGCGATGCCGATAGGTAAGCTTGCGGAATGTTTGTAAAAATTCCTTTTTATAATCTGATTTCCTATCGTCCATTTTCTTCGGTTCGGATTTTGGAATATCCATTGTCTTTTTATCCGGTATTTTAATTGTTGGTTCCCATACCGGCGACTTATATTCTGATTTTGGTTTAACCAGAGCGACATTTGGTTTCTTCTTAGCTGTGGTCTGCCGCTTCTGTTTTCTTTTCCAGAATGCCATCTACGTTCTCCTTTCAAAATATAAGGCTGTTTCCTCTTACCATCATGAAGATGCATCTTCAATCAAGACCTTACTGGACATTTAACCGGGCATGTACTAAGCCGGCACCTTAAAATATGATTATTAGTTAAAAGGAATCGACTCTTCCTCATTTGCTTCCGCTCTGTGCCTACGAGAATATTTCGACGCAATCGGATCGTCGTCAATTTTCTGGAATACTTCCATACTCTTCACATACAAAGATTTTCCGTTCGGACCTTCATACGGATTAAGTACAGCATTGACGCTGTCTACCCACATATTATCGATACAGCAAACTGTTTCGGCATCCAGAAGAACGCCATCGTTTTCCTCTGTCACAAGATATACCCTCGGCGGCCACGGACTGTCATAATTCAGCTTGACCGACACAAAATATCTCGGAACAAATCCTTCCTCTTCACCTTCTTTGGGCTTCGTCAACCTGACATTGAAACCTTCGTCAATCAACTGCCTCGCCTGATCGATATTCGGGATGACCAGATTCGCTTTTCTCTGATCGTTTCCAAACCTGTCACGCTTCGGATCTCCAGAAAAATTGGTGTCGAAAATAAAGCTAGCTCCCTCAATAATTACAAGATTGGTTCTCATTGTTTGTTCTCCTTTCAACTTTCTACAGGCGGATTCATAGCCTGTTTCATAATAATGTCTGAAATATCGTACCCAAGATTACAGTCCATATGGAACTGGTCGTCATTAAAATGTGGACAATCGAAGCATGTTTCATACTTTTCATCCCCACAAGGCATCGCCCACGGAGGGCAATTCACATCTGCATCGTTTGCTCCCAGTTCCTTTACATAAGGATCATCCGAAACAAACCACTCAAAATCTCCATATTGTGAAATGGTCTTTACTGCCTCGTCAACAAGATTGTCGTAATAGCCTCGATCAATATCTTTTTCCTTTCCGAGTTCTTTTACCATTTCCGATTCCAACCAGCGGTATCCTTTTGATCCAGTCGCAGCATAATATTTTCCGTCTTTCTCACGCATCAGTAAACCTCCGCCGGCGCCGTCCTTAATCGGACAGAACTGTCCAACTTTTCCGATGAAGCGATAGTTATGTCCTTTTGAGATAGGTTCTACCAGTTCCGCGCAGGTTGTTTCAAATGTTGTATCAGAAAGCAATCCCTTTTTATAATCACTTTCTGCCTTTGAGAATTTCTTCTCGTATTCAGACACATCAGGAAGTCCTTCATTCATATCCAAATATAAAGAGCTACTAACAGATTTTGTCTCGCACATATCTTCAAATACAATTTCTTCTCTGCTGAACAGCTTCTTGAATACATATGGAATCTGGAACTGAGTTCCTGTTGCAGTCCACTCACCGGCGTGTTTACCATCCTTATACTTCGCAATATAAACAGCGTCATTCACTAAGCACATCCGCTCGTATGTAGCCTCATGTTCGAAGGTGTAACCGTACCTCTTACCGAAATCCATAACGAACTGGATGATTTCCGGCGTAGCGTCAGGAATCTTAATGGAATCTGTCTTAATATGAGCAACAGTAAAGCCCTGTTTCTGTACCTCATTTTTAAGGTCAATCATGAACAGGGCTCCTCGTTTAGCTACAATATTGTCTTTATTTCTTGGATCACGGAATGGATTATCAAAAGACGCAGAAGTCAAACCATAAACAGAATTAATTGCCGTCTTCAAGGCATTCGCCAAATCTTTCGAAGTCATTTCTCCGTTGATAACTTTCTGAATATAAGGCGTCAACTTTCCGTCCAGCATCGTGTTAACAACATCCCATGCTTCATGTTTGATGCTGACTCGACCTTCCACAATTTCACGGAATGCTTTCGTAAATCTTACACCGAAAAGAACTTCTGCGATAGCGCTGTGCGGGTGCATCGAAGAAATATCCAGCAAGGCCACATCTCCATACATTCCCGGCTCAGCATAGACATAACCGCCCTCTCCAACTTCCTCGTCACGATAAATGGATTTTCCATGGTCGAAGGTGTACCCCGGAAAATATGGAAGAAGACTTCCTGCTTCACCATGAGTCTGCTCCATCATCTCTGGGCAAGCTTCGGCTAAGAATTCGTATGTCTCCTCGTCCATATCATGTACCGGCTCTGCCAGATTGCGGTAATGGAACTCACTCTGCGGCTTACGGTTATTTCCGAATATAATTTTCTGAGTGAGACTGTTTGTCGTGTCATTTACTGTCATTCCTGCCAAATCAGCCAGAATCTGTCTCGCCGTCCAATCTGCTTTTAGATAATGGAATGCCGCCTCAGTTGCAATGACATCATTATCACAATACTCTGCAACTTTTGTCCATAATTCTTCCGGTACCGGCTGATCCCAAGGCAAACCAAGCTCCTGATGATGGATTCCCATCTCAATTTCCAACTTCTTCAAGCTCTTTTTATTTCCGGCAGATGCGAAATCGTATACATCTGTATAGGAAACATTGTAAGCTTCTCCGAAGAAACAGTTAGATTTGCCGCTGATGATTTTCTGCGACAGATTATAGAGCTGTTCGTTTGTGTAGCCCATAAGCCTTGCGTACAAAATATGATTATCATATCTTCGACAGTTGAATCCTACGAGACGGAACTGCATCAATTCCTCAATCTCGCTCGGAGACGGGTTAATCATCCGCACAACCGGCTTTCCCTCTCCCTCAATCTTCCAGTTCACAAGGAATAGATTTGGAAAAACCTCAATATCATAAAATACCAGCTTCGCATCATCGTTTTTGGTGGCTGTGGACACCTCCGCCGACTTAAACTGCATTTTGTTTACCAGCCTAATGCAATAGTCAGCCTGATGAGTGCTGTTTGCTGCAAACGCCAATACTGCGTTACGCATATCTGTAACGTCATAATTTAAATCGCTTGCATATGCGTCTTCGAGTATTTTGTAAATAAAATCGATACTCGGCTTAGTGCCCGGATGAATCTCTTTATTGAGATTGCGTTCTATCAGTGCCCTAAGTCCTTTCTCGCTTTGAACCGCTTCAAAATTTACCATTTTATTTTCTCCTTTCAGTGGTAAACCAGAGCTAATTGTCGCGATAGGCAAGTCGTTACATTTAGACAATTTGCGCCGTAGTGAACTCTTGCCTGTGAACACCTTAACTTCAATATAGTCGCCATATACACGGCTCAGCTGCGCGGGATCTCCTGTGTAAATATAATGGAGATGAACCCCGCAACCGCTTTTGCTAAGTTCGGCGTATGTAGGCGGCCATTTACTGGCTTCTTCGATATTCCTCTCGAATGATTTGTTTCCGTTTTCATCAGGAATATCGAAATCAATCACAATATGATTTTCTGGAACCTTCACATAATGAATTCTCGATGTATCAAGACTTGACAGTTTCGTTTTTACCTTGTCCCATTTCTTAGCTGGCGTTTCTTTCGCTGTAGCGTATTGCGCAAAACAGTCTGCACACATCTGGTCAAATATAGACATTGTACTTCCAAATTCAAGCCAGGTATTTTTCGTATGCTTTTCTTCCTGCGCATCAACTGCTCTGTCCTCAAATTTTTCAGTACGGAACCCGCTATAATAACTACGGACTCTCGAACCGTCATCAAGATTAAATCTTTCTTGAAAATCCCGGAAATAGTTTCGTAATTCTTCTTTGAATACACGCTGCGAAAACGGAAAAGAAACCTTTGCCTCGTCACAATAGGTCTTATACATTTCCCACGCAGCCTTTAAAGTTGTCCCGTCCTCCTTCTTAAACACATGGTACGAATCGATAATAAAGTTGTAGAAGTCGTTAGATGCTCCAAGCATCGTGAGCGGAATATAATCGTCATACATACCCGGATTATCCAAATATACTTCCTGACAATGATACGCAATTGCGCCCAATTCAAATCCAACCTGCTTCACTGTCGCTTTATATTCCCGCGGATTCAATTTATTACCGGAAGGAGACACGTCTATCAGCCTTCGTATCAGGCCCGATTTGGCGTCCGTAATTTTTACCGGCTTATTTGTACCCATGAAAAGGAAACATTTGAAACGATTGGAATAAGTTGATTTGAATTTCTCATTCACCGTCATCAATTCGTGTGAAACCAGGCTATTCAGCCTCGTGTTATCCTCAATTCTGGATAAATCTCCGTCATGCTGGATTGCAACCAGCGGATTGCTCTTAAATGCTTCTAATGCAAAAGAATTGCTAGATGAACCAAGAGCTTTCGCATCAAATACGGAGTAATATCCATCAAAAAGTTGCTGAATGATGTTGAGCACCGTAGACTTACCAGTTCCAGCAGCGCCGTAAAGAACCATGAACTTTTGCAGTTTCTGTGATTCTCCAGATACAATAGATCCGATTGCCCATTCAATTTTGTGCCGTTCTTCTTCGGAATATAAAGTGGACATCAATTTGTCATAGGCAGACAAATCGCCAGCTTCAAGCGGATAATTCAGCTTTTTACTGGCGTAGTCTTTCTTATCGGTCTTCGTATTGGAAAATATAAGTTTGTCATCCAGCGTATGAAAAGAATCTCTCATCTGCTTCTGACAATATTTATGCCAGGAATCAATCATCCCAGACTCTGCATCCCACATGTGCAGAACTTTAATATCAGAGTCAAAGCGCTGGCGGTTTTCCTTCGCATATCTATCCAGTTCGCGGTCGATCAGCTGCAAAGCATCCTGCTCGTCTGTAGACCATAAACCACGTTCCTCAATCCAGATAGCATAGAAGTCACCACCTCGAATCATCAGATCGGAGCTTTTTTTAATAATGAACTTTGGATAGATTTCTATTACACCACGCTTCGTACTACGTGTTGAAATCACCATAAAGTCGATCATCGCATTGTTTACTCTCCTTCCGAGCGCTTCAGTTCCTTAATCTCATTGCTCAGCCTTTTTATCTCTTTTTCCTGCTCGCGGCGATCAATTTCTGACAGAACCGTATAGGCCGTCATAACCAACACAAATATCGCCACCTTCTTATTAAACTTTGCCTGATTGCGGAGAGCTTTGTTCATATTCTTAATCGCACTCTCGGATCGACTCATGCTTCCAAAAATATAATTCATCATCTCGCTCATATCAGTGCTTTCCTCCTTTCCCGCTGCTCAGAAAACTGTTGATAGTTTCAAATCTCCAATCTTTCTGACTATTGTAAGTAAATATAAATTCCTGCCCATTGGTCTGCCTTACCCGTATGCTGTTCTTTCCGTTCGGAAACCACTTGTCTACGTTTTCGCCAGCATAATTGGGAAAATATAAAGCAAACCAGTTATAAACATCTGTGTGTACCATACGTCCTCCTATAGATTCTCATCCAGATACCAGCACATTTGATACCAGATTTCAACAGACCTAAGATCCGTCCGACAATGTTTTACAGTAAATAAACCGCCCTCGCCGTTCCGTCTGTACTCTCGGTCCATAAACTTCTGAATGATCTCTTTTGCATGAATTTTATTAAACTTTGTATCGTTCATAGACCCAAGTCCGAGATTAACAATCATGTTCCAGAACCACTGTCCTGTCCGATTACCAATATCCGGATCATCCATAATATGTTCCTCGCAACGTATCGCAAGGGCAATCATCATCTCTAAAACACTGCAAGGGCGGTCATCTAAATAAGCTGCAATCACGGGACCCTCGTATGCGTTTTCATATCCGAATCGGTATCTGAGATCTGTCCCATCTTCTGCTCTGTTTCCATCCATCGGAATTGTATAAGTAAATTCCGTATCATGGAGCAAATATAAAAGTTTCCGATAGGACAGTCTCTTAGAATACTGTTCATTACATACGAGCTGGTACATCCATTCAAAATATGCATTATTCAGCTCGTCCTTCGTCATTCTTCCTCCACTCGATGTGGCATCTGCTTAACAACCTCGGCATAAGATCTCTGATCCAGAAGAATTTCATAGTCGCATTTACGGGCGTCATTTCTGACAAATACCGAATCATCCTCATATTCTCCAAAGTGGGTCAGGGAATCAACCCCAATAGTTTCCTCCACATCCTCTATCACTTCATTGTTCTCATCTGCCAGAATATTGTTGCTGTAATAAGTCAGGCTGATTTTTTCATATTCCTCAAACTCCCCAAATTCTTCAGGAGAAATCACATAAGGCTTACTCTCCGCCTTTTTCATCTCCTTTTTTCCGGAAGCCACATCCGAATAATTTGTATAGCCCTCTTTCTGTATTCTTTCCGCATATTCCGCGATTTCCTTTTTATCAACAACTGCTTTGCTCTCGCCATTTTCATAGCAGGCAGCAATCTTTCTTTTCGGTTCCTCGTCCTCAGAAAGTTCTCTTTCGCGTTTTAAGAACACTTCTTTTACAGAATCAATTTCTTCCTGAGCAATCTGTTCGTAGACATCTTTGAGATAATGCCAAGTCACAAACGAACCGGCTGCCGCACCAAGAACAAACGTAAGAAAAGGTATTACTTTATTGTTCATATTCACCTTCGTCCTCCTCGTTTTTTATTGTCATAACCGTGAGCGCCAACCCACCAAAAAGAAGGGAAACACTTAAAAGAATGCCTCCCGTGATATGTCTTTTTCTTTTTGTATCCAGTACGTAATCGAGCATTGAGATAAGGTTTCCAATTCCTTCCATGAAATCAATTCTCCTTTCCACCGGATAACACAGCGATACCACCAACAAAACAGATACCAGCCATCGCCGCCAATGTATAAGATACAAATGCTAAAATGCTATTCATAATGACAACTCCTTTCAATCGTAACTTGAAAAATAATGATGTTCGACCTGAAACATAGGAACTCCGTATACGCTATATTCACCGGCTGTAAAAAACATTACCTCATAATTCATTCTTGATATAAGCTCTTCACGTACCAGCTGGCAAATATCCTCTCTTACTTCGCAACGATCCACTCTGCCGTTCCACATAGAAGAAAACTGATTCGGCTGATAGATTACATCATGTACCGTATCTGGGAAATGTTCTGAATCTACACGATTGAGAATCGTATCAATTACCAGCCGTTTTCCTTCTTCACATTCTCCTTCCGCCTCTGCCATAGTGACCAAAGCAATCAGTTCTATGTCTTCTTCAGGCACTGTAGATTCTTCCTTCTCTGACTCTTTAACCACAACTGTCGGCGCTGATTCCTCCGGTGTATATGAAACAATCGTAATAGGTTCCACAATTTCAGATTTTACAGTTGCTTGTTTATCTTCTTTCCCATCTGCACTACCAACAACGCAGACTGAAAATAGAATATAGACACAAAGAGCGAGGAAGATTAACATTCGCAATAATTTGTACATTGAAATCCTCCTAAATATAAAGCTACCCTAAGACTTAAAAATCAAAGGGCAGCCTTATTTCTTTGTTCTTACGCAGGCATCTTATCCCAGATATTACCGTCAACATTGAAATCCAAAAGAATTGCCGGTTCATGTCCATTGACAAAATCGGAATATGTAAGATTGTCTGCATACAGTCCAAAATCCACATAGTTATCGCCAGAGGGATTCTCCGGATCATATACCCAACCAACGATCTGTCCAGCCTTTGTAGGCGGAAGTCCGAGCATTTCATACACTTCATTCAGAAACAAGCGTTTCTTGGATTTCAACAAATCATTGGCATATCGTTCCTGCGCCTTGAGGAACATAAGATTATACTCATTATTGCTCTCCCAGTTACGGTTCAAAATGGTATTACCTTCCTCGTCCATTGTGTACTGTTCAAAGAAACGTGCGTATCCGCTGATATCAGACGGACTCACTACAAACTGCTGTTTCTTGACCTTCTTGTCTTTTCCGGTCTCTGGGTCTTTTTCAATTACATCAACCTTCTTTGCTTTGACGTTGTTTTTCAGCTCACGATCAACTTCTGCGCCAAAACGTTCAATGACACGACTGCGATAATCCTTAAATCCTTTATCGACCGTCGCATAGGCCGCTGCAAGTGCTACGTTCCTCTTACGAAGAATATTGTTGGATGCTACAATGCTTGTAAGGGAAAGAGCCCCAAGCATGACAGATGGCGCATAGAGCTTTACGAGCTTAACACCAGTTTGAGCATATACAATTGTCAGATCCTTTTTAGAATCATCCGCGGTATATTTTTCACCGGCATTGGTTACACCCTTCTCGACTGCATTGTGAATTTCCTCTACATCGCTCTTGGTTTCTTCAACAATCTTTCCAACTTTGGTAGTAGCCTTACAAGCAATGACTGCGCTTGTCACGGTACCAATAACGCCAGCTACAATAAGAATTTCCGGGCTGTGTTTTTTCATCTGGAAGCTCACCTTAGTAAAGGTGCCACTCACAGTCTTCATAATTTCTTCTTTTTTCATAGTTAGTCATTCTCCTTTTCGAGTTTTCTTAAATGATCAATCAGATGCTGTGTGTACCACATAATCTTTTCTAAATCCTGAATACCGTTTTTATTCTTCCAACGGCAAGCATACTTAATAATGTTTCCGGTATCAGTCGCTTCGATACCTTTCAGATCAAACGTAAACGCTTCAATCACATCAATAACTTCCAAACCGGTTTCCGACTGATAATGCGCCGGATGGGATACTAATTTATCTTTTGATTCATACACGTTTGTTACCCTCCATTTTGTTCGGCGAGATACTCATAATACTCGGTTTCAGTCGCAAATAACATCCAACGGGCATCTATGAATCCCATATAGCCATAAGATGTAAAATATCCATTCATATCATTCACCTTAGTTAATCGGTAAGGCTTTCGGAAGTTTAATCATATACCCGTCTCTTACACGAACTACAGAAGCGCTTCGAATATCGGTCCAACCATATTTATTGTCAGTGTAATTTCCAGTAACCCCAACAAGGTCGTATAAATCGGCAACGCTGACAAGACCGTATTCATCAATCAATTCGTCCATTCTTGTAAGAACTTCCTCCGCCTCTCCTCGATTATCAAGAATAATATCATCATAGTCGTAACCGACTCTGGTTCGCGCTACGCTATTTTTCTGACGATCCTTATCATAACAACTTCGATAAGCCACTTTAGATGCAGCTGAACCTTTACCTGATCTTTTATCAATTCCGAGAAACACCCTGACCGCATCCAAAATAATATCTTTTACTGCGGGCACAACAATGTCCTCTATAATATAGGTTTTTACATTCTCCACATCTTCTGGAACAAACACGCTGGCAATCTTTTGAACTCCGTTCTTTTTCTTCGATTTAACGGAACCGTTGACAATCTTCTCTACTTTTTTCTCCGGCAACGCTTCCTTTCGTTCTTCCTTCGATTTGTGAGAATTAGGTTCGTAATTCTCCATTTCACGTCCTCCTTTCATTGACTACAACAATTTTTCCAGGAAGCGTGATTCTTGTACCCGGAACTCTGTTGTTCTTTTTCTTAAATTGATAAGCGAGATTACTTCTCGCCTTATTTTCGGACACAGCGTACGTGGACCCTTTCCATCGGTCAGCTACGCAGGTATCAAATTCCATAACCGGTCCGTCATATGCATACTGGTTCATAATATTCCTCCCGACAAAAAGAAAAAGGGAAAGCACCTTGTTACAGGTACCTTCCCTCGTCCGAACACCGTTTTCTGTCAATTATTCTTCCGAATCCTCAACAATGTCTTCCTTAAAATCGTTTTCGAAGTTGTCGGTCTGTGGAATCATCTGGCGCATCTTTTTCCATGCTTTGAAACGTGCTACTCCCGGCTCTACGACAAACTTGCAGACTAAACCGCCCGCAATCATCGCTAAACCGATACCAGCTACCTTTCTAAAGCCGTTTCCAGAACTCGCCCTTACGATTTCCTCCGTCGTCTCGATAACCTCTTCGTTCATGATTTCGTTGTTGTTTTCCATTTTGTTTCTCCTTTCATAATTGAAAAAGTGTTAGGCGTTTGCGAAACGCCAAAAGCCGCATAAACACGGCATTTTTTCTTGTTAAAAATAAAATATCTCCTCAAGGTTTATGGTAAAATAGAATTGCCTA